AGACAAAATAATTGACTCTCTTGGAAATTCGGATATGGATTTTGCAATAGGTGCAGTTATTGACGAACAGCCGACAGTTTTTGATGTGGACAAGGTTATTGAGCAATTAGAAGAATTAAAAATGAGATACTTCCTAACAATTGCAAATACAGGCGATGCAGATAAAGATTGTGCTTACGAAAATATTGCAAATACAATTGATAAAGCAATTGAAATCGTGAAAGGCGGTGGTGTAGATGGCCGTTAAAGGGATTTTATTCAATACTGAAATGGTTCGAGCGATTCTGGACGGAAGAAAGACATGTACGCGAAGAATTGTAAAACCACAGCCTACGGCGCATTATGGGGCACAGTGTATAAAGCCACCATATCAGTCGGGCGATATCATTTATGTGAGAGAAACATGGCATAAATACATAAAGCGTGTAGGAAAAGGACAAAACTGTCACTTGGCAGAGTTTTACGGCTACAAGGCAAGCGTGGCAAATTCAGAAGATGCGGGCGAGCCTTGGAAACCATCCATCCACATGCCGAAAGAAGCCGCGAGAATCTGGCTGAAGGTTACGAATGTGAGAGTGGAGCGGTTACAGGAAATTACGGAAGTGCAGACGGAAGAAGAGGGGTTTTTATTTATACCACCATGCTTACATCTGACGGGCGAAAATTATTGTGATATAGATGGCCCGTGTGGAAACAAGATTAAATACTGCGATATGAGTGCAGGAGAACTGTTTGGAAAGGTGTTATGGGACAGCACCATTAAGAAATCAGATATTGACATCTACGGATGGGATGCGAACCCGTGGGTCTGGGTGATCGAGTTTGAGCGGTGCGAAAAACCGAAGGAGGTGACAAACTATAAATAGTCAATAGTTTTTGGAAGAAAAATTATGATTAAAAAAGGGTAACCTTAATAAACCATCTAAATACAGCGTATTTTAGATGACAGTCACATTCTAAGAAAAGTAAGTATTAACGAAGCTTCTGAACGCAGAAATCGGTATTTTGCCTCTCCAATGCATAGATAACACGAATCAGCTTCTTGGCAACGTGAGTGATTGCAACTCTGTGTGGTTTGCCTTCTGCACGTTTCTTAGCATAATAAGTTGCAAATGTCATATCGAAATGGATTAAAGGAAGACAACAATTAATCAAGGCATAACGTAACTGTGAAGAACCTCGCTTTACCATTCGACCACCATGAGATTCTGTACCAGATTCATTGATTCCGGGTTCGATTCCTGCAAATGCGAGCATCTGACCAGGATTATCGAAGTTTGATATATCCCCGTATTCAGAATAGATGATTGCGGCAGAAATTGAGCCAATACCAGGAACAGATAAGTAATGAGGATGGACTTCTTCGATGAGAAGATTGATTTCTTTTTCAAGAGTGTTAATCTCTGTTACAAGAGTTTTATACAAAGTAAGCAGACTGTTGCTTGTGAGATTACCGTGTAAGGTTGGAGACACGGCTTATAGAGTGAATGCCGGAGCCAAGCAACCGATTATTCCGATGACTGTTTCAGAAATTCATTTTCTCTGTTACAAAAATGAACGTGCTGTAAGGTTTGACGCAATAGGCAAAGAAGATATGGGAGAAAGTTGCTACCGTTTAGAAGATATTGGAAAAATAGTATTTCTCACACGTGAGGAAGCTGAGAAGAAGTTGGAGGAACTCAAAAATGAAATTTAAAGAATTTGAAAATTGGTGTAATGAAAGAGCATGTGACGGATGCTGGGGAATGCTGACAGCTATGGCGTGTATTGATTTAATAGGCGAAGTTAAAAAAGTTCCGTTTTGGAAAAGAGAGAAATTTTGGAAAGAAAATTATGAGCAACAGGTATTGGAAGAGATTATTAATCCGATAGAGAAGAAGCTGGAGGAGATTCAAAATGACAAGACCTGAGATTACAGCAAAACTATCAGCAATGATCGAAAAGAAAATCAATCCTCACAATGATCCACGTATTTATTGGGCTAAGGAAGTGACATTCGATTATTCGACAGATCATGCGGTAAGGGTGGATTATATGCGGTTCGTGCCGGTGAATAATAGCGTGTCCGGGATAGAAAAAGGTGACTGCTATTGTTATGAGGTTAAATCATCAGCTGAAGATTTTCGCTCTGGTCATGGGCTGAATTTTGTTGGCGATTATAACTATCTAGTTATGCCGGCAGATGTATGCGCTGCGGTATCCCTTGAAATTCCACATTATGTAGGAATATATGTACCAGAAGCAAATGATCTTACATGCATCAAAAAAGCAAAGCGAAGAAATCGGACAAGACCTGTATCTGAAATACTCTTGATGATGTTCCGGTCTGCGAATAGGGATTATAGAAAAGCAGTAAAACAGTTGGAGGAGATGCAGAATGGCTGAATATGTTAAAAAAACAGATGTAATAAAAATCATGGAAAATAATTCTCACATGATGGAGGTATTTGGAGTTAAGAAGAAAATGATTGACGGATTCGCAATGTGTTGTGATTTCGCAGATCTGGAAACTGTCGATATTGATGAGGACGATAAGGAGGATTAATATGAAGCCAGAAGAATCAATTAAAATCTTGCAGAAACACATTGACTTAATCAAACAAGACTGGTCATATATTCAATATCGGAAAGCATTGGAACGTGCGGTTAAGGCATTAAAAAAGCAGATACCGAGGAAAGTGAACAACTTGAGCGAAATATATTTAGACTTCGGAGTAGGCAAAAAAATAAAAGTTGGTGCTTACGGTAACTGCCCAAATTGTAATTACAACATAGATATTGCTAATAAATACTGTACTAGGTGTGGACAGAAACTGGATTGGAGCGAAGAAAATGACACATGACATTGACGAAAGCGTTATTGCTAGAAGCGTTGACCATTACGGAGCAGAAATTTAGGCAACCGTCTGTATGGAAGAATGTGCGGAACTGATACAAGCAATCAGTAAGGAAAAACGTGGAAAAATCGACCGTGATAATATGACAGAAGAAATTGCAGATGTGTTGATCTGCATCGAAATGCTAAAGCAAATGTATATGATTTCCGAAGATAAAATTAATAAGTGGATTGAGAAGAAACAAGCGAGAGAAGCAGAAAGGATGGAGAAGAATGAATAAGAAAGAAATCGCAGAAATTAAGAAACAGTTTACTCCAGCCAATAGCACAATCACACGCATTTGTGGTTGTTATGTAGACGCAGAAAAGAATAAGAAAACCAAAATTAAAGAAGCATTCCTGTCTCTTTCAGAGGAAGAAATGTTTAAGTATTTTGACATTTTCAAGAAAACCATTTCTGGCAGACTTGGAAAAAATCTTATGAACCTTGATTTTCCATTATCACAGGAAAAAGAGGGTGTAACACAGGAATTTCTTATGCGGATTAGAGCAAGTAAGCTTAAAAATGACGAACTTTTGGACGAGTTCTACGACAAAGTGATTGAAAATTACGATTATCACGAAAATTACTACATAGTTCTCATTCATGCAGTATATGACATTCCAGGAAAAGCTTCTGATGGAACCGAAATGCACGATGCATCAGAAGAAATTTATGAACACATTTTGTGTAGCATTTGTCCAGTAAATCTTTCAAAGGCTGGGCTTAGCTATGATGTGGCTGAAAATAACATCAAAGGCAGAATTCGTGATTGGGTAGTCTCAAGACCAGAAACAGGATTCTTATTCCCTGTATTCAATGACAGAAGCACTGATATTCATGGAACCTTGTATTTCAACAAAAACATAAAGAATATTCATCCCGACTTCATTGAAAACGTTCTTGGCGCACCAATTCCCCGTATACCCGGCAACGAGATCAATGTCTTTTCAGATTTTATCATGGACAATTTCGAAGGAAATACAACATTCAATTTCGCGGAAAGTCTGGTTGAATCTTTGCAGGAAGTAAGAGAACAGAAGAAAGACAGCCCGGAGATGGTAACCGTGTCATGTGATGAAATGGAACAGATTTTTGGATATTGCGGAGTTCCAGACGAGAAGTTGTCGGATTTTAAAGAAAACTGGGAAATGTATTTCAGCAATGAGCCTGTTGCTCTTGACAATATTCATAATTCAAAAACTGCAAAAATTGTAACACCAGATGCAACAATCTGCATCCATCCAGATAAAATTGCTCTGATTGAACTGAAAGAAATAAACGGCATTCCATCTCTTGTAATTCCGGTAAATGGAGAAGTGAAAATCAATGGAATTGAAGTTGAATTAAAATAAACACTTTTGAAAAACCAGGAATTGGAGAAAGGAATTTTAGAATTGGCACAGAAACGAATGTTTACGATGAAAATTGTTGACAGTGACGCATTTTTGGATATGCCGGCAACAACGCAATGCTTATATTTCCATTTGAATATGAGGGCTGACGATGATGGATTTATTGGAAACCCAAAAAGGATAATGAAAATCACAGGAGCAAGCGAAGATGATCTGCGATTATTGATTGCAAAAAGGTTTGTTCTTACGTTTGAAGACGGTGTAATAGTAATCAAACACTGGCGAATGCATAACACATTGTCAAGAGATCGGTATGTTGAAACGTCATATACAGACGAAAAGAAAATGTTGCTTTTAAAGGATAACGGTAGTTACTCTTTGACGGGTGGGAATCCGATTGATGATACTCGGCTGATAGAACGTTCTGGACGGCAGACGCAACAAAGACGCAACAAAGACGCAACAAAGACGCACTCAGATAAAGGTTTAGATATAGATAAAGATATAGATAAAGAGAAAGATAATAAATTAATAGTATCTAAAGATACTATATGTCAGACTGATGTCCGACGTGTCATCGAGGAATGGAACAAATTACAGGAAGTTGGCATCAATCCGATACGTGATATCAAACCATCATCAAAAAGATATCAGTTACTCAAAGGGCGAATCCGCGAATACGGAATTGATGAAGTTCTTAATGCAATCAACAACGTCCGTAACAGTGATTTTCTTCGAGGAGAGAATAACAGAGGTTGGATGATAACATTTGACTGGTTTGTTAAACCAAATAATTTCCTTAAGACGTTGGAAGGAAACTACAACAAGGAGGGGCAACATGGAACCACTAGAACAGCTCAAAGACATGTCAAACCGCTTATCCCATTTGAACAATGCGGAGGAAGCAAAATCTCAGACACTCCATTTGCAGACTGATTGTCCTGATTGTGGCGGTTCTGGTTGGATATGGTCAAGGGACAATAATGGCATTCCATATTGTGAAGAATGCCATTGCGGAATCAGAAAGAAGATGATTTTGCAGAACCAGCTGCAATTTGCTGAAATGCCGGATATGTACAAGGAATGCAGATTTTCAAATATGAAAAGCAGCGTGTATCAACTTCCAGAAAGTAAGGAAATATTCATACAGGCGGCAAAAGCTGTTAAATATTGGATCGAAAATATCCAACAGATGCAGAAACAGGGAATTGGGCTATACATATATTCAAATACTAAAGGCTCTGGAAAGACAAGGCTTGTATGCAGCATGGCAAATGAGATGATAGAAAAGCATCAGAAATCGGTAAAATTCACAACATCCCTAAAAATTCTCGATGAGATAAAGTCAACATGGGGAGAACGAGGAAAACACGCAGAGAATAAGCTGATTAGTGATTTGACTTACGCGGATATTTTGATTATTGACGATTTTGGTGCGGAATCTGGGAAAGATTGGGTTAATGAAAAATTCTACGGAATCATCAATGGTCGGTATGTGGACAAGAAAACCACAATTTTCACAAGTAATTATCCTATTTCCAGATTGAAATATGATGACCGCATTACGAACAGAATTTTAGAGCGATCATTGGAAATCCCTTTTCCTGAAGAATCAGTCAGGGAACATATAGCGGATGCAATGAAACAGGAACTTATCAAAAAGATTCAAGGCGGTGAAAATGGAAAACAAGCGTAAACCGTGGAAAAAATTGACACCACAAGAAATTCAGAATTTGACTAATCGTCAATGTACAGACTGCAAGTTCTATCCGAAATCAAACGGCACATCAGGGAAAATGCAACCGTGCGATTATATTTTTATGGTCGGTCATAGTCGAGGATGTGACCCAAGAGATTGCGTAAAAGAAGGCAAATTTGAATATGCAGCAACAAAGAAAAGGAGAAAAGTATGGAGGGCAAAGACGAAAAGTTAGATATCACGCCAGAACTGGTGCTTATATGTAGGAAAGTAATACGACAATACGCAAAGCAAATTGGTAGGCATGATTGCCACAAATGCATCATATATACAGAATGCGAGCATGACTTTGCCAGATGCCCGGAATTATGGAAGGACATCAGCCTATGAGAAGAATCAGCGAAATGTACAAGCGTTCGGGCGGTACGAACTATGAACATCAATGCTTTGAATGCACGATGTTTAAAAACATCAAAAGATGCAAATGCTTAAATTACGAACTGGATGTTGACTGGAATCCAAATTGGACAGCCTGCAAATTTTTTACAAAAGATGAAATAGAAGAAATACAAGGACAGATGAATATTTTTGATTTTGTGAATTAGGAGGGATGTCATGTGACCGATAAGATAGTCATGCTGATTATAAATAAGCGATTATATGATGAAGGTATAATAAGTCGAGAAGTATATACAAAAATCATCACGCAAATAAATAAATGTTAAAAAGCATTGAGCGAAATCATTGTATGGAGTATAATATAAATGGTTTCGCTCCTTTTTGAAGGAGAATCGAAATGAACATATACCATACAAGAGAAAGACTAAGAACCCGTTCTATTTATGATTTGAATTTACGAGTTGCTTTTTATGCTCGTGTAAGTACAGATTCCGAAGATCAGCAGGTATCCATTGCACACCAAACCCAGTATTATAAAGAATTCATTAAAAGCAATAGAAACTGGAAGTTTGCTAAAGGATATATTGATAATGGCATATCTGGCATACAAACCAAACATCGTGAGCAGTTCAAAGAAATGCTTGAAGATGCAAAGAACGGGAAATTTGATATGCTTATCACAAAAGAGATCACGCGTTTTGCCAGAAATACGCTTGACAGTATCCAGTATACCAGGCAAATGCTTTCTTGGGGCGTATGCGTGTGGTTTCAGAATGACAACATCAACACCATTGATGAAGACAGCGAACTTCGATTGACGATCATGGCTGGCGTCGCACAGGATGAAGTCCGAAAGCTTTCTAACCGTGTTAAATTTGGACACAAGCAATCTATTAAAAATGGGGTTGTCCTTGGAAACTCTAGGATTTACGGGTACGACAAAAAAGACGGAAAACTCACGATAAATGAATCAGAAGCTCAAATGGTTAGAATGATTTTTGAAGACTATGCATCCGGTGAATGGACAACGCCTCAATTAGAAAAAAAATTATACAACATGGGCTATCGCAATTACAAAGGCGGTAAAATCGACAGAAATGTTATTCGCCACATTATAAGAAACCCAAAGTATAAAGGATATTATGCCGGTGGTAAAGTTAAGATTGTTGATATGTTCACCAAAAAGCAGGAGTTTCTTCCAGAATCAGAATGGGTGATGTTTAAAGATGACGGAAGCCATGTTCCACAAATCGTTGACGAAGAAGTGTGGAAAAAAGCGAACGAATATATTGATGCACGTGGCGAGATTGTAAAAACCCGTAGAACATCTATCAAAAAGAGTGAAAATGTGTTCACAGGGATGCTTATTTGCGGAAATGACGGTGCATCATATTGGCTGAAACAAAGAACACTTCGAGGAAAAGAAGATGTTAAATGGGTTTGCAGTAGGAAAATAAAAGAAGGTGCTGCAAGCTGTGATTCTTTTTACATCGATGACAGAGAACTTCGAGAGGTTATTGCGAAATTAATTCGTGAATCTTCTGGTGATATTGAACAAATTGCCGAAAAGTTCATTAAAATATATCATTCATCCATGAACCAGGCAGACGCATCAACTGAAATTAAAAGACTCGAAAAGCAAATAAATGTCGCTGAACGAAAAAGTGATAAGCTACTGGAATACAATCTGGATGGAGCTATTAGTGATGCTGTATTCATTGAAAAGAGTCAAAAACTAGAAGCTCAAATTGAAGAATACAAGAAGCAAATTGAAAAACTGTCAACCATACAGGATGATATTGTTCCGATAGAAAACCAAATCAGAGCAATTGCACATTCCGTAAAACAACTTGATGGAATTGGCCCGGACGACATAACCAAGACAGTTGTAGACAGTTTTTTGAAAAAAATAGTTGTTAATCCAATAGGCGAAAAAGAAGCAAAGCTGGTATTTTATTTGAAAGATGGAATTACGACAGAAATGTCATTTGTTAGTGGAAAAAGTATGCGTTGTTCGGTGAACTTATTTAACCCCATATTCACGGAACGAAGCACTACATTTTACAGAGCTTTACGCAGCTTTCCGGGACACAAAGAGCCAGTAAAATACACATATTTCTTTGCTTTTTGATTAATTACTAAAGAGTAAATTTTGAGGAGCGAAACCGCAGTAATAATGATTGAGGAACGAAGCATGAAAGCATTAGGAGATAGTCATACCGCATATGATGTAATGAGAGAATACATGATTATAGGAGCAGAACTGGACGGAAAATATCAGATACCGATGTTAGATAGATACACAGGGCATCCGGGAGAAGATACGGTTGATTTCAAGGATAGTTTCAGTTTGAAGATTAAGAATCACCGCAAGCTGACAGTGAATTTCTACATCCACGACTACGAATTTGAAAAAATTTGGAATAATCCAGATAGATACCTGGAACATTTAAAATGTTTCCATAGCGTGATAGGCCCTGACTTTTCTATGTCAGTGGGAGAGAATGGGATGCCATTTGCAATGAATATCTATCAGAAGTACCGTAATCATGCATTGTCTCATTATCTCAGCATGAACGGAATTAAAGTTATTCCGAACGTAAGCATACCGCCGGAGTATTGCTATGCATGGGCTTTTGATGGTGTACCAAAAAGAAGCACCGTAGCATGTTGCACCAATGGAAGAATTAAATCCAGAGAATCCAGAGAAGAATTCTGTATAGGCTTTAAAGAAATGGAAAGGCACATAGAACCGCTTCGAGTTATCGTTGTAGGGAAAATACCACCTGAACTCAATACGGACGTGGAAATCATCAATTTCAAGACCAGAAGTCAGAAGATCAAGGATAAGGAGGGAAAATATGGGGTATAGTACTGGAAACTCATTGAGAAAGAAATCGAAGACCAAAAAACAGGAAGAACGAGAACAGAGGATGAAAAGCGGAACCGCAATAAAGAAGAAAAGAAGCACTGGTAAAGTAGATCATCTAAATAAATTGAAATAATTTTATATTTTTCACAGTCCCAAAATAGATGCTATAAAAATATTTGTACAAAATTACAAATAAATAAAAATTATAAAATGACCCGTATCCATGGAAAAATGATTTTTTTCGTTCAAAATCCATGCTTCGGGTCTTTTTGAATGTCTGTGAAAATTAGCGCTCGTAAGACTTCATAGTAAAGTGATGATGCATCAAGAAATATACCCGCAGCAAAACGTGCCGCCATCCGATGCACACGATCATACTAGAAGCATTGTAATTAATTGCATAATTGCGCCTAAAATCAATTCAAACGGCATAAGCCTTATACTTTATCGGGCAACGATATAAAACGGCTTAAAAGTCAAAATACAGCGTTAAAACATTATGAAGCAGTAAACCGGTATATAATACAATAACCCGATGCCATTATAAAACCCGTAAACATGCCTAAAATCAATTTTGCATTTACAGTTGATAAATTACACATTTAAGCATACAAACAGCCGTAAAACGTCAAATAAACGCTTACAAGGATAACGAAACCGACAACAGCTGCATAAACTGGACAGAATCTAAGTCGGCAGTTATCCACATTGACATATATAACCATAATACGCCCTTTATATTTTGCCGTCAATCCTTTTGGTTGATTGCATAAAACTGCCTAGAAACGATTTTATAGCCGTATGCGGTATATTTTACCGAAAGCCAGTTATAAGCCATTAAAAGCCACATAAAAGGCACTACAGCAGAAAACCCGGCACAGGTCACGAACCAACGCCGCCCGGAGCGGATGCAGGGCACGAGAAAAAGAGTAGTGTTTTACCGCTCTAAATAATTTATATTTGTTGCGCTTTTCTCCTTACTACAAGTCGAATTTTCACTTGATTTTTTGCGCACCATGGTGTATGATACACATATCAGCTAGTAACAGTTGTTGGTTCTCGTGTGAACCATGATTTCACCGAGAGTCGCCCCGATCAATGGCGGTGCGTTGAGTTGAAAAATATCATTATATACTTATTTGTGGAGACACAGAAGTAAGGAAAAGGATATGATGAAAATTATATCCTTTTTTACTTGCATTTTTCTGCATGTAATGTTACTATTAGTAATAGTAACATTATTGTTATTCCTTAGTAGCCATGGTCTTGCTAAGGGTTGCCATAGCCAAAGGTATGGCGTTGAGTTGAAATACATTTTTATATATTTGCTAAGCGAGCAAAGAGAGGGGAAAGCATGACAGTTGTCATGCTTTTTCTCTGCTCTTCAAATAGTTGATATAACCTTGTCTGGCGGCGCCTTCCATGCATTCCTCGACGGTTTCTTCCCGGATTTCCCCCGAATTTTCGAAATATGCAATTTTCCCCGTACTTTTTTGAACAACTTCAGTTGCTGACAAGGTGTAGAAGGCTTCGCAGCTTTCACGGAATTTTTCGGCACGCTCCATTAAGTCAATCATTTTTTCAAGCTGCGGAATTGAAAATGTTTTCAAATCCTCGTCGGTGAGTACGTTTTTCACGTACCACTGAATATTTTTCACAGCTTCTGATTTTTTGGATAATAGTTCTTCTTTTCTCATGTTTTTTGTCCTCCGTTTTTTTGTTATTATACCAGCTTTTCAACTGATATAAAAGGCTGCCGGGGAAATGCTCCCCGGTACGCTTGCCGGTCTATTAAGCCACGCTATCAATAATTTTCTCAACTGCCTTTTCCCAGTCCGAGAAAGTGCAGTGGTTATGATCGTAATAATATTTTTCTTTTTCAAGTTCGTTTTTTCGCTCCGGGAACAGTTCGGAAAGCGAAAACGTTATTCTGTTTACCTTTTCATGGTCTGCCATGTTTGCACCTTCCTAATATTTGCATTTTATATCACACTCAAAAATGTAATCGGGATTTTCTTTTTTTAATTGTTCAAAATATAGCAATGCTTGTTTTCTTTCTTTCCCCGGATATTTTACAGAATTAGTTAATTCTTCGTATCCATCAGATAAATTAACATTATAAAACAAAATATAATAAAACACTTTTTCACGATAGCGTTGTTCACGTTTTATTTTTATTTTTTTCTTAATTGGTGCAGTTTCGATATAATTATAACGCTGAGTTAATGCTATTTGGTAGGCTTTTAGTTCAAGGATACATTCTTCTAATTGTTCCAGATCACAAGAAACCCGGTTAAAATAATGCAAAATATCTTTTTTAGTATGCAAATTTTCCGGGTGTTGTTCGTAAAGACGTATTGTTTTATCACTCATTTCTTTTTGATAACTTCCAAAGCGATAAAATAATTTTTTTAATAAAATTTCTTGCGAATATTCACAGGTGCCAAATTTATGACACCTGCAACAATTTATTTTACATTCTATCATGCGATTTTTACCCCCTTCAACGCTTCGGATGGGTCAGTTTTAAAAATAAAACTGTGTGTGAATTTGGAATAATAACCGCCTATTTTTTTAATTTGCACGGCTAATTCCTTGTAGCTTTCACGGCTGAGAGTATCAAACCATTTTACAAGATAAATCTTTTCACCGGTCTTTGTGTGCTGACTTTCTTCTACTGTATAAGATTTTCCGCTTGTTTCAATTTCGGCGGTACTTGATTCTTTTTTGTTTTCTTTTGCTGCCGGGGCTGTATTCTGTTTTTTAATTCTGGCGACTTTGGGAACATGTTTACAGTTGCTAAAATCAACTTTTCCATCATAGAAATTAACATCGAAATAATCCGTCATGCTGTCGCTGTCATCGTAATTGTAAGAAGCAACAAAAGCGTTTACATCATCAATAACACTTTTGAAGTATTCAGTTTGCACACCAAAAAATGATCTGTTTTCTTCAAAAACAACTTTTTCGTAACATTTCAATAGATCGTCATCTGTCCAGCTATCAAGTGTAAAAATATTATTTCTATTTAATTTTCTCCACATCTCGTTTACCTCTTCTGATATGGCTTTGTAGCTCTGAGTTTTTCCATCTTTGTCTGTATATGTATTTTTTACGTAGTAGTTTTCTTTGAGTTCAGCAGCTGTTTTATACATCCGTTCTGGGAATTCCAGCAAATCAACGCTTAATGACTGGCACATGCTCGCATAATGTGTTCGGATGCTAAATTTGCAAGTTGGGTATTTTTCTCTTACATAGGCTCTTACAATTTTTGCAATTTCTTTTAATGTTAAATTAACATCGTATCTTGAACCCTCCCAGCCGTAAGCACTGTAGAAATGGCGTCTCGTGCTTCTTGCGGTTTCTGTTTTTTCTTCTTCCGAAAGATTATTTGCAACAGCTGCGCGATCTTTCCAGATTTTAAACATTGCATCATATTCTACGTTGATTTCTTGCATCTTTTCCAAGTCACCGCCGTTGTCCGGGTGGTTTTCTTTCAAAAGTTTTCTATACTGATCTTTCAAATCTTGATAACTTGTTACGCTCTTAAAATATTTACTCATTGTTTTTTACCTTTGCCCCTGTTATAATGGGACTACCTTTCATTTTTTTTGTTGGGTGCCCGGTTTGGTTTGGAAGATCGCCGGGCTTTTTTATTTTTCTGTAAATAGAACTAGAATTTTTCAATTAATCGAATCGGCTTTCCTATGTCCTCATTGGATTGAGTGGTTCGGGGCGTTCGGTTGTTTGTTTCTTTTGTTCTCTTCGTTGGTATTATAATACTACATATAAGGCACAAAATCAATATACATATTATACAAATATAAGGCACAAAACAAGGGCATAAATTGTGCACAATATATAAGGCACAAAAACAGAAATATAACACTTCCTATTATATGTTAAGAAAAGAAAATAATGCTTGAAAATAAGGCACAAAATATATATAATGTAAATAACATAATATAAGGAGGAAAAATAATGCCAGAAGAAAGAAAGACAACAGCAGCACAAAGAAAAGCTATATATAATTACGATGAAAAATTTGAGCGTGTCAATTGTAGATTCAAAATAGGCACAAAAGAAGCAATAACAAAAGCAGGATATAAAAGCATAAACGATTTTATCAAATTAGCTGTTGCAGAAAAATTGGAACGTGAAAAGAAAATACTTGAATAAGGCACAAAATTTTATTGACATATAAGGCACAAAACATTATAATTATAGTTGTAAGGAAGCAAAAACCTTATAGGCTATAGAAAGGAGAAAATATGGAAAATATGAAAGAATTTGTAGCATATGCAAGAAAACTTTTAAGAGTCATTAACAAGATCGAAAAATATCTTGAAAATGGCGAATCTGAAAAAGCTCTTGAGTTAGTCAGAGAGTTAAAAGAGGACACACAAAAAGACATCGAAGCATAACGGAAACGGGGCGAGCAATCGCCCCAAACAATAAAGGGAGGGTAAACAATGGAAAAGTATGAATTTAATAAAAGCGAATTAGCAGAAAAGGTATTCGCAGCATATAGCGACAGCAGTTTTACATTCTGGACAGATGCAGCCGGAACATTTTACAGAAGCGATAACCCGAACAGCGAAAAAGTAGAATGCGGAACAATTAAAGATGTAAACGAGTTCCTTGAAATGTTTGCTTAATAAAAAAGCCCTTATAATATTATATATTAATAGATTACCAGTACACTACTGTATTATCCCTCTATAGATTCCCTAAGGTTATAGTTGATTAATAATAATTATTATATATAATTATATACAGTATATAGAGATATACTATAATAATATACATAGATATAGTATATGGTGTTATATGAGATTAACTAGAAATTTTAAAAAATAGTTGACAGAATAACAACTTGTATGTTAATACTGTTAATAGACACGAAAACAGAATATATTTTTTTACGCATTTTGCACAGGATAACAGGAGCCGGAACAATGGCTCACATGTTTTTCTGTGCTTTTTTATTTGCAATATTTTTATAGATTAACGTTGTAAAGTGAGGTGATACAGTGAAAGATAATGCTATAAAAACAGAAAAGGAAACAGAAGTATATTTAAGCAATATTAATATATATGCTGATGAATATATTAATACAGTGTTATGTGTATCACCTGATAGTGAGAACTACAGAAAAGAAGTAGCTGACAGTTTTGTTGATATGATTTTTTATATCGCTGATCACATACAGAAACCTAGTAACGATGATATAGAATTATTAGATCATATGTTTAGCGTGTTTGTAAGGTTGTGCAGTAAGTATCATGTTTTGCCAACTCTGGAAGTATTTAGCTTTCTGGTAGGAATTAACCGTTCAACGTTTAGCGATTGGATGCGTGGGGATTATAGAACTGCCACAGCACATAGCAACACGGTGAAAAAATGGTTCGATATTTGCAAAAACTGTACGCTTAATAGATTGCATAACCAGCCCGGAACAAATGCAAACTTAATTTTCGTAGCAAAAGCTGCTTACGGCATGGCAGAGACGGCACCAATTCCAGCAGGACAGCAACAGGGCATACCACAGCAGACAGCGCAGCAGATCGCAGACAAGTACAAGGATGTTCTGGAGCTTCCAGAGATGGAAAAGCCGGAGTTATAACAGCGTGGAACGTACACAAGATTGTTGAAATGTACGCAGATGGCGAACAAACAGACCGAAAAGCGGTAGACATGGCAGTATTTAGTAAATATGCACATATATAACAGTTGAATTTGTGCATGATGTATAGCAGTCTATTTAAAAAACAAGTGTTTATTAAATAGATGTAATATTCTGAAAATTGATATGCATTATAATTTCCTTGATCACTGCCGAAGGCATCCGAAAAGCAGCGTTTAGACCGGGACAACGGGAACCCATGGGGCAAAGGGTTGCCCGGTCAGCGTCACCAGAGACAGACCCGGGAGGGGGTGTATATGGATGCCTCGAACGGCCTAATGAGTGCCCCGACCGCCCCAAAATTTAAAAAACGCCCTTTTAATAACAATCCCTCAACATGGCAAAAATAGTGATTGCAACATAACAAGCCGTAAGCCTTAACGATTGATAATCACTGACATCCGCAGAAAGGAAGGCACAAGATGGAAAAAATAGTAAACAACGATGGTTATCTTCGGTCAGGCTTAATGGATATTGCCAGACAACTACTGAATGTCTGTAGTGAAACTGGAGTTTCCAATATTCAGATAGTCACATCTCCTTGGAAAGAGGGTAAAGGCATTACTCTTTTAGCGAAAGCTGATGACAAACCGATTCTTTCAGTAAAGATGGATACTGCCTATGAAAAATAATAATCCTCAGGGCGAATCAATCAGAATTCGTATTCCGTACCAGCTAGAGCGAAAGCTCATAGCTGAGAAGAACCGAACCGGCAAAAGCATATCACAGATCACCCGTGAAGCCCTGGCAGAATATTTTCGGAAGAGGTAGACAGATGTCTTTGCTTGAAAAATTTTTCAAAAATAAAAAAGGCTTTCAGGAAAAACTTGAGACACATCCGCTTGAAAAACCTTTAGTGTATGACAATGTGTATGAATATCATCACAAGAAAGCCGTTCTGGAAGACGAAAAACTGTATGATACGGAATCAGCGAAAAAAGTTTTTGTAGATGAATCAAGTTTGCAATATATCACACTCTGCAGAGCAAAACGCAGAGTTTATTTCATAACTCCTTATGGAAATTGGTTTTCTGCTGAAGAAGCAGTTGAGACTGAAAGTGGGATCGCTGATGATGTTGGCGAATACCGTATGCAGACTTTAAAAACAATCTTTACATATAGTGATCTTCACATAGAGCAAGAAATCACAGTTAAAGCCCTAATCGGAAAAAATGATTATGAATTGTACAAGAAATATTTTGGGGAGGTAGAGAAAGCATGAATAGTAACAAGAAAGTTTATTATGTATACACTGAGAATGGAAAAGCAATCTTAACGGACGAAAAACCGGATTTTAATAAAATAAAAAATTACACAATGGTAAGAGCCGACAGAATTGAATGTGTTATCGGTGGTAAGAAGAACCAGGGCGATTTAATGCTTCCAGACGAACCAATTGACGTGGCGTCCATGCTGATTAATGCAACGATAACTGTTGAACCTAGCAAATTTGGTACATTGTCACCATTGCATGATAAAGAACCGCAGACCTTTGCAAAGTACGACACAAATCAGCTTCAAGAGATTACAGAACATCTTCTAGCGTATTGCAATGCACAAGAAAGGGGATGTGTAGATGCCTGTTGTAAGAATTGTGAACCCTAAACCGTATGATTGGGCTGGAACTAAATGCCTTATTGATGGTAAAACGATTCCAAGAGTGAAATCAGTGGATTTTCATGTTTCAGTTGATGAAGTTCCAACATTTAGTCTTGAATTGATGGCAGAACCAGATATTCAAATGGAAGCCCTGACACAAATCAGTTTCACTTCTAAATCAATTACTGATGCAATTTCAGTTTTAAGGCATGAACTGTTACAACACGGGGAAATTTACCACGGCTTCAAAGCAAGCCTAAAATCGGCTTTAATTGCTTATAATTCATGTGGCTTACCGTTTGAGCCGGAAGAAGAAATCGCAGAGAAGATACTTGATTTTATGATAGGAGAGGAAAAATGAGATTACCATTAACGATCATTGCTGTAGCAATCAACATAATAGTGTTCACAACGTTGGCTGCATTCCTCATGACGCAAATTAACGAGCAGAAAATACCGATGTTTTCTACTTTCTTCTTTACAGTGTTGGAATTAGGACTCATTCTGAATACCATATTAATCTGCACAGCGAGGTAAAAATATGCTTTTAGCATTTCCTACGAGGATTATTCCGTTTTTTATCATAGAACGGGTTAAACCTATAATTAAACCGGAAGGATACGCTTACCCGATTGTGGAGCGGTACGCAAGCAAATATTCTTTACATCCGACTTAGCGTTAAAAAATTTCTGTAGTCGATTATATTAAATTTGATTTCCTCCACATATATTGTTTGCATTACAGAAATGGTAATTATATCACACACAATTCTTTCTCCTGCTTTTGTGATGGTGCGGAGTGGGAGAAAGATTTTAGGGCTATCACCAAAAGGTAAGGTAACGGACTTTGATTCCGTCATGTGTGTGTTCGAATCCCACTAGCCCCGTTTGCTAGGTTGCGCATGTACCTGGCAATGGTTTATTTCACATAGACCCTCAGATACCCATCTAGCTCAACGGAGCTGTTCAAAGGGGCTTCAAACGTCCCGGATGGGATTCCCGTATAGGTGACAGCAAAACCAAAAAAGGGAGCCTTTGTTGCGACTGGTGGCAAAGAATCGCAACAGTAGAAAATATGGCTTTGAGGTGCTGGTAATATTTTCTACTCAGGAAATTTAGTTCAGCGGTTAGAACGCCCGGCTCATAACCGGGAAGCCCTGAGTTCGAATCTCAGAATTTCCATTTCTTCCGTATGCTACCCATCCGTTTTATGGGCAGAAAAAACTTTCGGATGAGCGTATGTGAATCAGAATGAGCAAAGGTATGTAACGGCATAGGCTTGTGCTTGATCTGATTTCCCGTCCGATAAATGTTTCTTAGTTTCAATAAGCCATCACAAGCGCGCATTGATGGCAAGGGAGTTTTCAAGAAACATAAAGTCAAAAGGCATAATAATATCCGAAACAACTTCGTGGGGCTGGCACGGCATAAAACAGTCTAGTGGAAAGCATAACACGATAAACATATTGCTAACCCGGGGTGTCCGGGTTTTGGGAGAATATTCCGTAGAGGTAGCGGGGCAGACTGTAAATCTGTTGCCATTGTGGTTCGGATGGTTCGACTCCATCTTCTCCCACTGCCCCAGTTTGTCGGTTGTGGGAAACCGACGGAACATGTCTGTGTTCCTTACTGCAAATAATTTTATAGGTTCAAATCCTGTTGGGGCAATTATGTGATGCTTACAGCAATTCATCTGGGCATAACTGCTAATTATGAAAACCAAAAGCATCATGAAAAAATTATGGGACACTTACAGCAAATTATTCCTTAAATAAAATCTTAGGCGAATATTTTATAATTCATTTTATTTCTTGTGTTCTGAAAGGAGAAGAATATGGATTTCGCAAACGCAATGAAAGAGGAAGGCAAATTCATAAGAACCGAAAATGGCGCAGTTGCGCTGAATACCACAAGTGATGCAAGGATTGATCTATTCGGAACTATTGGTGCATTAAGAGATGCCGACGAGAATAGAATCACTACATTGTTCTCAGAAGCGTATGCACAGGACAAACTTTTTGCAACAAAGATAATTTTCTATGCAAGAGATATTCGTTGCGGACTTGGAGAAAGAAAAACTTTCCGAACCATTATTCGTTATATGGCGGAACATCATCCAGAATCACTTAGACCGAATCTTGATTTGATTGGAGTGTTTGGAAGATACGATGATCTTTATGAATTGATTGGAACGCCACTGGAAGATGATATGTGGAAGACCATGAAAAAACAGTTCGAGGAAGATCTGAAGAACCTTAATGAGGGCAAAGCAATTTCTCTGCTTGCTAAATGGATTAAAACTGCTGATGCAAGTAGCACAGAGACTAGAAAATTAGGAATTCTGACTGCACAGAAGTTAGGCTATCCGGTTTACAACTTTAAGAGAATCATTCGCAGTATGAGAAAGCAGATAGGTGTTGTCGAAAGTCTCATGTCTGCCGGTAAGTGGAACGAGATTAAATATCCAGAAGTTCCAAGCCGTGCAATGATGATTTACCGCAAGGCTTTTGCAAAACATGATCCTGATGGATTCAGCGAATTTATCAATAAAGCTGATAAAGGAGAAGTTAAAATCAATGCATCAACCTTGTATCCATACGATATCGTAGAGAAAATTCTTTACGGAAGAGAAAACAACAAAGTTCTTGAAGCACAGTGGAAAGCACTTCCAGATTATGTTGAACAGGGAACAAATGCACTGATAATGGCTGATGTATCTGGCTCAATGTATGGAAGACCAATGGCAACATCAATCGGTTTGGCAATATATTTTGCTGAAAGAAACACAGGCGCATATTATAATTTGTTTATGACTTTCTCGGCAAACCCACAGATTGTCACTGTGAAAGGAGAAACACTTTTCCAAAAGGTAAGCAATGTTAATAAGGCAAACTGGGGAATGAATACAAATCTTAAAGCAGCATTCGAGAAAGTCCTCGATATTGCTGAGAATAACAATGTTTCTCAAGAAGAAATGCCAAAAGCTATAGTTGTAATTTCCGATATGGAAATTGATTACTGCGGAAATAAGGACTGGTCTTTCTATGACAAAATGGAAAGTAAGTTCCGTAAAGCCGGATATGCTATTCCGAACATTATCTTCTGGAATGTCAGCAGCATACATGATGTGTTCCATGCAGATGCTACAAGAAAAGGTGTGCAGCTTGCAAGTGGTCAGTCGGTAACAGTATTCAAACAGGTATTACAGAATCTTGGATATAATCCGATTGAAGCTATGGAGAATACAATTAATTCAGAGAGATACGATTGTATCACTGTTGAATGAAATATAAGGTGAAAATCAACCCAGTTTCTAAGCTGGCCGTTAAAGGCGGTGCATGGTGCATTGCTGTAATGGTATCAGAGTAGGTTGCTAACCTATCCAACAGAAATGTTGTACACGTTCGAATCGTGTATGCACCGCTCCATCTACCATGAGTAGATAGGAAATCCGACTTTAGCATAGCTATTGTTGGTTTTCGGAATGTATCTCAGTTGGGAGAGCGGAGGACGCATAGTCCTTGACGTCGCAAGTTCGAATCTTGCCTTTCCGATTCCATATAGTGGCGGAATACGTAGACGCTATTGTGGTAGCATAGGTTTGATCCCACAACTTAGGTGACCTTAGCCGGCGGCATGAGAGTAAAAGGGTGGAAATCCCCTCCTATATGGACGTTTGATGCATTGAGTGATAATGCTCTGATTGAAAAGTGGCGGAACTATTGACGGTGATAAACCCGATACAATAGAAAGGCAGACGCAGAGGATAGTACATCGTAATGGGTGAGTATGTGTCTTTGGACATGGGATGTACATGGAAGTTCGAATCTTCCCTTTTCAGCTCCTACGAATTGCCATCGTAGGAATAAATTGCTCCTAAAGTATGGTTTGGTTTCCAGTACTCCACGTTGTGTGGCTAGTTACGGTTCAAGTCCGTGTACTGGAATTTTTGTTTAAGGAGATAAGCATGGAAGACAATTATAATTTATACCAAGGTGATTGCTTGGAATTGATGAAAAATATTCCGGATAAAAGTATAGATATGATTTTGTGTGATTTGCCGTATGGTGTTACTCAGAATAAATGGGATTCTATCATTCCACCCGAATTGCTTTGGGCTCAATACAACAGAATTGTTAAAGCAGATGGAGCAGTGTGCTTGTTCTCTCAAATGCCATTTACTGCAAAACTTGTCACAAGTAATGGCAAGAATTTCAAGTATATATGGACATGGTACAAACATTATGCCAGAAATTTCTTGAACGCAAAAAAACAGCCTTTAAGAACTACAGAACACATATGCGTATTTTATGAAAAGCAATGCACGTATAATCCACATATGAGAATCGGTAAATTTAGAAAAAAGGGGAGCAGTTCAAAGCAAAGTGAATGTTACGGAAATCATAAGGCTACCAACGCTTTTAATAACAAGTATTATCCGACAGATATTCTTGATTTTACTGGCGTGCCTGTAAACGAATTGAAACACCCAACACAGAAACCGGTTCCACTTCTTGAATATTTAATCACAACATACACTAATGAGGATGAAATTGTATTAGATAACTGCATGGGTTCGGGATCAACAGGCGTGGCTTGTGTAAATACACATCGTAAATTTATTGGCATGGAACTTGATGAAGAATATTTTAATATCGCCAAAAAGCGAATAGGGGAGGCATGATGCATGGAAGAAAAAGATTATTGTTGTACATGCAAATGGTATGCACTGGAAGAAGGCGTCTGTTGCAATTATGGTAGTGAATATTGTGCAGATTTCAGATGCCTTGATGATAGTTGTGAATGTTGGGATGGTATAAAGAATGAAAATTCATGAAGTGATACGTCTGAGAAATGTATACGGTGGAGAAACGACTCTTAATGACCTTGTAAGTCTAATACAAGGAAATAGAATTCATAGATGCCCGAAATGCGGCGGAAGTGGAACTATTATTGAAAGAGTAAATCGCGCACAATACTGGGAATGTTGCGATGATTACAAAGAAATAAAAGTCACTTGCGACTTATGTAACGGTGAGGGATACACCGAGAAAATATACAAGCCTAGAATGGTACAGGATGGATGGAAATGCGAATAGCAGGTAAAGAAATCAACGATGAATGTTCCAAGTGCGGAAATATTCTCGAATGCGAGTTGTTTCGACAGGGGCATGGAATAAAACAGGAACGTGAGAATGTAGCAAAGATGATTGAGTGCCAGATGAAACATAGGGAGGAAAGAAACAATGATTAAAAAACTTTGCAACTTCTACATTAGACGAAAAACCAAAAATCTTACGCGGATTCCATTATTTACAATGACGTTTGACTGGGCGAAATTCCAGAAAGACGGGAAAAAGAATAGTTGCCTAATACATATACATCCAGATATCGCAAATGATTTAGTTTTGCGTAAGAAACTGTGTGAATGTGTAGACTATATCCGTGATAACTATGATATGGAAACGTTTACCAAAATCTAAGGGAGGCAGTTATGAGAATTGAAGACATGGCAACATGGACAGTAGATCAGCTGAAAGAAGAAGTTGTTCGTCTGGCTGATGAGAGCGAAGCAAAGCAACATGAAATTCTGGACAAAAATGAGAAAATCAATGAGCTTCAGGCTGAACTGGATAATATGTGCAATTATAACGCCGCGTTAAAGAAACAGGTGGATGATTTGAACCTCATTCCTGGATTTATGACTCCGGATATTGATGCACCTTTCGAAGAGATAAAAAGCCTGAAACGTACTCATCAGTCCGATTGCATCACAATTAATCAGCTTCAGACTGCATTGGACGTAATTATTGACCGATATGCAAATCTGAGAAAGATTCATGGGGTAAGTTTATATGGGGGAGAAAAATAATCCTTGTTTTTACATTGGAGAACAGAGCGACAGCTTGCAAGAACTTTCTGAAATAGAAGATATATCAGATAATTCTTCGGAGAATAACGAACATATGCCAGATTTATTTGGACACAAAAATAAATTTAAAGTTGACATTCCTTTCTTTATAAGCCCGTATGACAGAAGAAGACTATATGAATTGGTGTTTGGAATTTACTTAACCAACAATGACCGTAAAATGCACGGAGAACCTATGATACGCAGAATTGCAGGACGAAAAGGAGTGAGAAAGCGTGAAAAACAATATGCGTCTACGTAATATTCCTTGGATAGAAACTGTACCAAAAAAATATTTTTCTCCGTTAATGAACGATATGTGCATTGTTCCGTATTGTAATAATTATCTTAAAATGCATGGAAAACATAAAATAAGGCAGATTGCCGGGAGAAAGAGAAAAAGAAAATTCAACAATCAATTCAGCAAGAACGTAAGAAGTAAAACGAGGATTTATCTCAAACGGAAACGTAAAGGTATTAAGCATAAAAAGAATAGGAGATTAACGTGAGCATCAAATCAGCATTTGAATCTGAGGGGATAGATTTTTCTCAGGTAATGAATCCACCGGAGCCGTGGGACGGACGGGCATTAATAAAGAACATCAATGGCAAGTTGTGGTATTGCTGTCCTTTTTGTGAAAAGAAAGCACTTCTAATTAGCCCAGAGACAAAAATTCGGCATCTTAAATTGAAATGCAAGGGTAGCAACTGCAAGAAAGAGTTTGAGGTGAATGTATGAGTACTTGTTATGATTGTGCATACTCAAAAATTGAAACCAATGGTAGTCGCAGATTTCTTTCTTGTGGGATTTTTACAAAATATTTCCATGTTCCGTTCTCGTTTCCAACACCAGATATATGTGATGTATTTCGAAAACGAAGCGGATTCTCCGCATTAGAAGTATTTACTCCTGAGGAAAAAGAGAAATACTTCGCAATATATCGGAAATTACCTTTGTATAATCCAGATGTAAGTCCAGAAGAATTTTTCAAAGGAATGGACAGCGGATTTTTCGGGATATATCCGAAAAACACTTCGGACATTGTTAAAGCTATTGATTCTATAAAGGTGCCTGATGAAGATGTTATTAAAACAGTTGCCAGCGATGCGGAAGAACTTCAAAAGACTAAACCTGTGGAACTGGACGAACTTTCGGAAGAAACCAAGTTTAGAATTTATAAATTAATTGTAAATGAAATTGGAAAGCATTTTTACAATTGCGAGATGCGTATGTCATATAAAGACTTTATACTTGTTGAGGATTGCATCAGAAAAGTTTTGCAAGGAGAACAAGATGAACACAAAACGGATTAAATGTATTTTGACAGGTGGATGCAAGTTCAAAAGTTCTGATACAGAATCGAAATGTAATGACAAAGAAAAAACTTGCACTATTACAGAAACTTGCTGCAAATGCGGAAAGAAATATACAGCGGTATTTACTTACAAACAATTAGGTATTCCAGATTGAGGTTAATGTATGAGCAAATATTTTGTAGTAAATTTTCCAATAAAGATTTTTGCTAAAGACAAAAAAGTTGTCGATGCGTTGGCAAATATTGATGTGTACCATGAAAAAGATAAGAGAATTATTTTTGTAGAATTTGTCACACTTTATACTGTTTTTCCAAAAGAATGTGTTTTTGAAATAGGATATCTTAAAAAGAAATTCAAATTCTTACATGTTGAGCCACACGTATCTGATTCTGGACTATATAAAATAAAAATTCAATATAAACGAGAAGAAGATATAAAAGAAAAAGATGAGTGGTGGGATTCACTTAGAAGTATTGTGAGGTGAGTAAATGAAAAAGATACCAACATTATTTGAGCGAGAATTTAAAGACCATAAGGTTGTAAAGGTTCTTCCGAAAGTGCATCCGGGCATGGAATGGGTACTTAAAGGAGAAGGTGTTGCAACAGTCAAATACGACGGTTCTTGCTGCGCGATAATTGACGGAGAATATTATAAAAGATATGACTGCAAGAAAGACAAAATACCACCAGAGGGATTTATTCCTTGTTGTGAGCCAGATTCCATTACAGGTCATTGGCCGGGATGGGTAAAGGTTGATGAGAATAATCCGTCTGATAAGTGGTTTGTAGAAGCATATTATGTAACTTCGATGTGGACAAATCAAGGTCTTAAATTGCCGGATGGCACATATGAAGCTTACGGAAAACATTTTCATGGCAATCCGTATAATGATGATTACGATGCCTTGATAAAACACGGCAAAGAAATCGTTGAAGTCGAAAGAACATTCGAGGGAATCAAGAAATATCTTTTTGAACACGAGATAGAAGGATTAGTTTTCTGGAAAGACGGAAGTCCACAATGTAAAATCAAGCGTTCAGATTTTGGCTTTGAATGGCCAGTAAGAATGAGAGGATGCACAGAATGAAAAAGATAATCGTTGCAATAACAGCTTTATCACTGACGCTTGGAATGTCCGGATGCCAGTCTGCCGCAAGAAATTGCGGCGGAAACACAACATTAGAGTTGGAACCAAACCAAAAGTTAGAGGAAATTACATGGAAAAATAATTCACTATGGTATCTCACACGCCCTATGACTGATGATGATATTGCCGAGACTCATACGTTTCAGGAATCTTCCAATTTTGGAGTATTTGAGGGTAGCGTAACTGTTGTTGAAAGGAAAGAATAAATAATTAATCAGAGAGCCAGAAAGGAGTGCCATTATGAGTGACTTGAAGATATTTACAGAAAACATCGAACCAGAAGCGTTAAATCAGATTTATACATTGATAAAACAGCCTGCATTTTCCGAATGCAAAGTACGAATCATGCCAGATGTTCACGCAGGGGCAGGATGTGTAATTGGTTTTACTGCCGATCTCGGAGATAAAGTAATCCCGAACATTGTTGGCGTAGACATTGGATGTGGAATGCTTACAACACAAATTCCTGCTGACGTTGGAACAATAGATTTTAAAATTCTCGACGAAGTAATAAGAAACAATGTTCCGTCAGGAAGAAACGTACGTGACGAAATCATAAATTTTGAAGAATTAGAAGAACTTCATTGTTTTTCTCGACTCAAAAATATTGAATGGATTCGCAGGAGCCTTGGTACACTTGGGGGCGGAAATCATTTCATTGAAGTTGACACTGATTCGAAAGGATTAAATTATCTTGTAATCCACACTGGGAGTCGGAATCTCGGGAAACAAGTAGCTGAAATATATCAAAAAATTGCCATAGAAGACATGCAAGGTACAGACAAGCTCGAAACTGAAATACAAAAATTGGTGAAAGAATACAAGCGTTCTGGCAGACGCAAGGAAATCCAACATGGTATTGACGAATTAAAACGAAAATGGAAGCCAGACAAACTGGGTATTCCGAAAGAATTGTGTTACTTGACAGGAGAACACAGAAAACAATATCTGCATGATATGAAAATCTGTCAAGAATTTGCAAGAATAAACAGACGATGTATACAGAGCACTATATTTTACACTATGAATTGGACGTTCCAAAGAAACACATGGTTTGATACAATTCATAATTATATTGACCACGATACAAACATTGTTCGTAAAGGGGCAATATCAGCTAGACATGGCGAAAAAGTTCTTATCCCAATGAATATGCGAGATGGATGCATTATTGCAGTTGGGAAAGGAAACGATGATTGGAACTGTTCGGCCCCGCATGGTGCAGGACGCATTATGAGCCGGTCAAAAGCAAAAGAAAACATCTCGTTAGAAGAATTTAAGGAGTCTATGGATGGGATATACACAACATCCGTTCAGAAATCCACAATTGATGAAAGCCCTATGGCCTACAAACCACCGCAAGAAATTATTGATAACATCAAAGATACTGTAGAAATAGTTGATATTATCAAACCTATATATAACTTCAAAGCAAGTGAATAACAGTCAAAGAGCCACATGAGAGCCAGACTAAATCCTAAAAAGAAAGGAGGTCTGGCTCTATTTTTATGCAAAAATTCACAGAAGGTTCGATTGAATGGTATCGGGCAATTTTAAATCAAATCATTAATGATGATATGACGGTCTGTCAAAATCAGAAGGACTGCCTTGATTTACTTTTGAATATGAATATTGACCTTCCTTTCAAGGATAATCCAGATGCACGGAATATGGCAATGAAAGTCAGTCGGTACGCTCATACAACTGCGGCAAGAAACGCGGCACTGACTGGAAGCGGTAATTTTGATGATATTTACTGGCAGTATTTATTATTGGAAGCACAGAACTATCAGGTTGACAGCGGGCTTCTTTACCTTGAAAAGAACCGAATCCCGAAAGAACGATTCTACGAACCACGAAGAAATGTGTTCTTACAGCATAACATCATAGGTTCACTGCAAGACCTGATGGATGACAAATTAGATATATTTGCATTAAGCGTACCTCCGGGTTGTGGCAAGAGCACTCTGGAAGATTTCTTTTTATCATTGGTAGGTGGATGGTTCCCGAATGACTTTAACCTGTCTTCGGCACACAGTAGCATTCTGACACGTTCCCTTTATGATGGTGTTCTGGAAATTATCAATGATCCCGTGGAATACACGTGGCATGAGATATTCCCTAACGTAGAAATCCAAGGAACAAATGCAAAGGAAACTACAGTCAATCTCGAAAGAAACGGACGATTTAAGACATGGACATTTCGCTCTATTGATGGCTCTTTGACTGGTGCCACTAGATGCAATAGATTTCTTACTGCCGATGACCTTGTGTCTGGTATTGAAGAAGCTTTGAATAAGAACCGACTTGATACCTTATGGACAAAAGTGGTAAATGACTTGCGTTCCCGTAGACTTGAGGGATGCAAAGAATTTTATATTGCCACCAGATGGTCAGTACATGACCCTATCGGAAAACTGCAGCAACTATATGCCGGAAACCCACGGGCAAGGTTTATTGCAGTTCCAGCACTTGATGAAAATGGAAAGAGCAATTTTCTGTTTACGGTAAATGGATTCTCAGAGAAATATTTCAATGATGCTAAAGAATCCATGGATGAAATTTCTTACAACTGTCTTTATCAGCAACAGCCGGTAGAACGTGAGGGATTATTATTACCACCGGACAAATTAAAACGATTCTTTTTCAGTAAAGAAGACGTGCCGGATGGATGCGCGGATGAATACATTATCATTCCAGATAAAGATGCAGATGCAATATGGGCGGTATGTGATACAAAAGATAAAGGAACCGACTTCGAATCATTACCGATTGCATACCAATACGGAGATAAATTTTTCTTTCCTGATGTGGTGTTTGATGACACTACAGACTATGACATTTTGGATAGAAAGACAGCAGATATTTTGATAAGACATAACCCACATAAGATTCGTTTCGAATCAAATAATGTTGGAAACCGTGTGGCACACAATATCCAGAAAATGATTACCGGAAAGTGCCGAGCTGAAATTGAGACAAAACCAACGTCAGCAAATAAAGAAACAAAGATTCTTGTAAATTCGGACTATATAGCAAAACATTTTTATTTTCTGCATCCAAGTCAGTACAAAGCAAAGTCTGATTACGGATTATTTATGGCTAATGTAACTACGTACACTACTAGGGCAAAAGTACCACATGATGACGGAATCGACTCTTTGGCTATGATGGCTGAGTACATACAAAATCCATTAGGTGGTAAAGCAACGGCAATGCAGAATCCATTTTGGGGAAGGAGATAGTATGGATATAAAGGAGTATCTGAATCAAATTCAACGATATGAAAAAGTTATAAATAACAAACTGGAAGAAATTGAGCACTTAAAATCACTTGCCACCAGTATTAGTGCTTCGGCATATGGCATTGAACGCGTTCAGACTTCAGGAAGCCAAGATAAAATAGGCGATACCATAGCAAAACTGGTGGATGCGCAGCGAGAACTAGCTGACAATGTGGTAGAACTTATGGATAAAAAACAGAAACTCATAGATATTATAGAGTCTGTAAAAAATCCCCAGTATTATGATTTTTTGTATAAACGATACGTAGAGGGAAAAAAGCTAACTGTCATTGCAGATGAAATGGAATACAATGAAGAATATATTAAACAATTCCACGGGAAAGCAGTAAATTACGTAAAAGAAATGCTTAATTTCAAAAGTTAACACCTTTTCTTACTGAATATAACTTTCCAATTATGTATAATATATGATGAAAATGTATAAAGCATCGGGTGAAAACTCGGTGCTTTTTTCATGTCTAAAAATAGGAGGTATAGGCAGTGGGAAGAAACAAAAGCAATTTTGTTGACCTATGCCAAGGCGATTTTGGCAGAAAAACTGCCTACACTGGCGTAGCTCAAATTACTACCGAAAATGTTGTTCAAGTTCTATCTGATACGATTGGTACACATAATCGAAATAGAATGATGATTAATTATCTTTATCGGTACTACAAAGGCGACCAGCCAATCTTATATCGGGAAAAGCTTGTGAGGCCGGAAGTAAATAACAGAGTTGTCGAAAATCACGCTCTGGAAGTTGTCAAGTTTAAGACAGGACAAATATATGGAGAACCTATTCAATATGTCTGCAAAAAGAAAAAAGCAGATAAAAAGATAAATGAACAGGTCGATCTGCTGAATGATTATCTGGACGAAGCAAATGCAGATGCCCGAAATATTCAGCTTGGAATATACCAGAGTGCCGTAGGAACTGCATACAAAGCAATTCTACGAGAAGACGATTGGACAAAAGACCGTGATTTACCACCATTTAGAATTTTTATTCCGTATCCGGGAGATGTTTATATTGTTTATTCCAGAAACACAGGAAAAGCAATGCTATCTGTTCAAATATTGAAAGATGAAGATAATCAGCAATATTATCTTTGTTATTCTTCAAATCAATATTTCAAGATAAAGAACGGACAAGTAACCGTCAGCGGCATTAATGGATTTGGCGGAATCCCAATTATCGAGTATCCAAACAACCATGACCGGCTATCTGATGTCGAAATTGCAATTACAGCATTTGATGCGATCAACAAGTATCAGTCGGATAGATTAAACGGTGTTGAACAGTTTGTTCAAGCATTTATGAAATTCAAAAACTGTGAAGTTGACGAGAATGAATTTTTGAAAATGGTCAAGCTAGGAGCAATATCTGTAAAAGATGCTGGAAACGGTGTTCAGTCAGATGTTGACTTGATGACTGCGGAATTAAACCAGTCGGAGAGCCAAGTTGCTAAAGACGACATTTACAATAATATGCTGATTGTAGAAGCAATGCCAAACCGCCAGAGCAACACCGGTGGTGATACTGGTAATGCTGTATATTTACGTAATGGATGGGATTTTGCAGAGCGAGATGCCAAACTTGTTGAAGCATTCACAAAAGAAGCCGAAAAAGCTTCTGTCAGAATTATTCTCAACATCATTCGCAAAACCTCCAATGATGTCAAGATTTCTACCAGAGATTTTGATGTCAAAATCACCAGAAACCCGACAGATAATATGCTTGTTAAAGCACAGGCACTTGATTATCTGTTCAAGAATAAAATTCACCCGCTTATTGCATTGATTACTTGTGGATTATTCAGCGATCCGCAAAAGGTATATGAAATGAGCTTACCATTTCTCGGAACTGTTTATCCTGAACTTGCAAACCCAGACGCAGAAATGAAGAAAGCACAAGAATTGATTAAAGATTTTAGTCAGAAATCAATTCAAAATCATTCAGCAACAATTTCTTACACTGGTGAAGAATAGACGATTTTTACATTAATTATTTAAGGAATCTTGGAAAACTGAGATTCCTTTTTTAATACTCAAAAATATTGCAACAGCCCGTGAGCGCAAATCGGGCACAGATCATGTGCGGAGCGAACCGTGTGAACAAAGTGTGTTGGTCTGGAAGAAAGGAGATTTCATGACAAGAGAACAGGCAAAACAGGTACTTATCGGTATGGGAATTGAGGAACCATCTGATGAACAGGTGTCTAAATACCTTGATTCCGTTACAGGAGAAGTAAAGAAAGAAAAAGACAAAAATGCTTCATTACAAGAAAAAGCCAACAAGGCGGAAGACCTTGAAAAAGAATTGGAAGAGCTGAAACAGCAGAATATGACAGACGCTGAGAAAGCAGAACTGGAACGCCAGAAAGAAAAAGCTGCAAACGAGAAAAGAATTTCTGACCTTGAATCCGCACTTGCAACTTCCCAGAGAGAAGCACTGACAGGAAAAATCACTTCCATTTTTGCTAATGCAGGAATGCAAGGTGATGCCTACGCAGGAGCAATCAAAGCATTTTCCAATATGAATGAAGAAGATGCACTCAAAGAAGCACAGACTTTTGTTGACGGAATTTCCGAAGTAAATAAAACAACTCTCGATACTGCAAAAGCCGCATGGGAAAAAGAAGCCCTTGAAAACACGCCTAATCCGGGTGGTGGAGCTGGCAACAGTAACGAGACAAAGAAAAGTGATGCATCTGAATATGCAAAAGCATACTCAGCAAGAATGAACCCAGAAATCAAACCGGCGGACGATAACGCACCGGTAAATATTTAATTCAAGTAAAGGAGATTTAGATTATGGCTTTTATGAAAACAGAGCAGTACGAATCCACACCTAATATCCTCGAATCCGAGGTAGGACTGGTACTTAAAACCTATACAGCAGAACAGACAAATGCTGAAACCGTTGGAACTAAGAAGATCATCAAAGCAGGTTCTGTATATCCGACAAATGCAACCGGTGCAAAAGGAATCGTATTTGAAGAGGTTGATATGACAGACGATGTAAAGAGACCAATTTCCGTAATTGTTGCAGGACGTGTTCTTGAAAAGAGACTTCCGGCAGTAGTCGATACTACCGCAAAGACAGAACTTGAAAAAGCGGGAATTGTTTTCGTAACCACTACAGACCCAGAATTTTAAGGAGGTATAACAGATGCCATTTAATGTATTAGAATCAATTACACAGGAAGAAAGACTTAACTTCTCTCAGGATTTCAGTGTTAAAAGACCTGGTATCCTTGATACCATTTTTCCAGATGTTAAAACCCAGTACCTGAAAGCTGAATACTACAGACTTATGGCTGGACAGAGACTGCCAGAAGTGGCATTCGTTCATGCGCTTGATACTGAAGCAGAAATCGGAACAAGACCGGGATTCGAAAAAATTCTGACTGAAAAACTCTTTATTAAGAGAAAAATCAATCAGTCTGAAAGATTACAGCAGGCAATTGAAAACGGTGTGCCGGATAATGAAGCACTTAAAAACTTTGTATTTGATGATGCAGCTAACCTTTTTGAAGGCGTTGTTGCCAGAGCGAATGTTATGAAAGGACAGTTTCTTTCTACAGGTGCCGTAAAAGTTAAAGAAAACAATGTAGATCTGAATATTGATTACGGCGTACCAGCAACTGCAAAAGTAACACTTACCAACTGGGCTACGCCAGAAGCAGATATCATGGGAGATATCCAGAAGATGGTGGCCGCAGCAGAAGACAATGGTTATGTAGTTAATAAGGCCCTTACTTCTCTCAAAATGATTAACTACATGAGAAATAACACTGCTATGCAGACAGCAGTTCTGGGAGCAGCAAACAAACGTCTTCTGACCAAACAGGAACTTGCAAATCTGCTTATGCAGGAATACGGAATCACAATTGATCGCTGCGATGAGAAATTCCGCTTCAGAAAAGCAGATGGTTCTCTTAAAACAGGCAGATACTTCAAAGAAGATGTATTTACTCTGTATGAAGCAGATGCAAACGGTTCTTTCGGTACAGGACTCTGGGGCGTGACACCTGAGGAACTTGAATACAGACAGTTCATTCAGGAAGAAAACCGTTCTTTCGTAACACTGTCCATGTGGGCTACACAGGATCCGGTTGCAGTATGGACAAAAGCGTCCGGTATGTTCGTTCCGGTTGCTCCGAAAGCTAATGGCGGTATCGTTATCGGTACAAAGGGGGAATAACCGGGCATAGTCTCAATGAGAACAGCCGATCACCGTCTGTAGCAAGTGTTAAATCCAAAGAACCAACACATAAATACACAGAACGTGAGCTGTCTAATATGACTGTACCACAGTTAAGGCAGCTTGCAAGTGATAATGGCTATGCCCTGACAGCAACTAATAAGGCTGGTATCATTTCTGAAATATTAGTTCAGCAAGGGTAGGTGATTTTGGATGAACGAAGAGCTTATAAACGATTTGGTAAACTATCTGACCGATGATACAGAATCACCTGAAATGATTTCTCTTGCCGTAAAACGGGCAATTCGTTCGTTCAAGAATAAGAGAAACTATCCTTCAAGTTATACAGATAAAAAAATAGATAGTGACATGGAAAAATGCTATGATTGCATATTTGATTTAGCCCTCTATTTTCTTGTGAAGCAGGGGGCTGAGTTCCAAGGATCACATTCTGAATCTTCTGTGAATAGAAGTTGGGAATCTGAAACCGAAATTTATATTAATCATGGCGTTTTTCCTTTTGCTGGAAGTTTGAGTTAAAAAAGATGGGATGGAACGCAATGTGTTTTTCCTCCCGGTACATTGCAGGGTTGCTCATTAAAGTAGGGAAAGAGCAAAAATCTTATAGGGAGTGAAAGAAAGGAAAAGCGATGGGATGTGAACATGAGTGCTTTAACAATCACCGCTTCGAAGAAATTGAAAAAAGTATTCATGATATGCAGGAAAAGCAGTCTGAAAGGCACAAGGAATTTTATTCAAGAATTAATAAGCTCGAACAGCAGACCGCCCTGTATAGCAATGACTTAGATCATATCAAAGAAACAGTCGATGAAATGAACAACAATTTAAAAATCCTCATGGCAGTCCCTGGCAAACGTTATGACACCATTATTGTATGCATTATAACGGCAGTCGTGGGAGCAGTTGTAGGATTTATGTTGAGCGGTGTATTTCCTATGTAACAAATTGATTCCACTTGTAAGGGAGGACGGTGGAGTTATATGAATTATGCAGATTTTTCAGAAGATGAAAGAAAATTTTACTTGCAAGAAGCAGGTTTTGATTCACGCGAAGAAAAATTATTTCGATTACGGGCTTATGACGAAAAGACATTATGGGAAGCATCTGAATTAATGGAGTACAGCCCCAGAACCATAGACCGAATCAATAAAAAAATAAAGCAGAAAATTACCAAAGTTGCCCCGATGTACATTCGGGGCTTTTCTTTGCATAATGGCGGAAATGTGGCGAAATAGTGACGTTCAAATATAGTGCTTCTTCCTATATGATATAAGCATAAGGAGAAAACAGTATGCTTATATTAGAGAACCCTTATGAAGGATTATGGGAAAAGCATCTGTCTGTGGATGACATGGACATGATTCTTGAATCCCGGATGGGAGGAACATATTATGGCTTATCCGTATTATCAGCCAATAATGGCAAATCCATATCAGCAACCACAAATACAGCCATATCAAGACAGATTGGCACAGCTACAAAATAGTTATCAGCAAACAATGCCGTATGGACAGGCGCAGATGCAACAGCCCATGCAGCAGATTCCGCAGATTTCCATGTTGCAAGGGCAAATGGTGGATGGAATTGATACTGTAAAAGCAAAGGACGTTGATATGTCCGGCAATCCTGTCTACTATCCCAAAACAGACGGAACAGAAATATACAAAAAGCAATTACAGGCAGACGGAAGAAGCAGGATTTTTGTTTACCGACTTGCAAATCCAGACGAACAGCAGCAACCAAAGCAGGAAGAAAAACAGATTGACATTGAGTCCATGTTTAACCAGCTTCGGAACGATGTTTGTTCTGAGATTTCCGGAATCAAAGATATGTTCCCGACATTTATGTCAGGAACATCGGAAGCTGCAAAACAGCAGAACGGAGGTAAGCAGAGATGAATTTCAACCCAAACGCCATGATGAAAAAGCAACTTGAAAAAATGATTTCTCAGAGGTTCGGAAGTGTGGATAACATGATGAACGATATGAGTAAATTTGCAGGAAATAATCCGACATTGAAAAATGCATTGGATTTATACAAAAAAGGTGATACAGATCAGTTACATCGAATACAGCAAAATGTATTTAATGAAAAACACTTATCACCAGACGGAATTATCCAGAAATTCCTTGGATTATAACATTTCCCCATAATTGGGTGATTCAAAATCGCTACAATTTGGGACGACAGCCGCGGATGTCTCCTATTGTAAATAAAATTTAAGGAGACTAAAAACATGATGAATGGTTCAAATTACAGTCTTAGTGACATTGCTGCCGCTACAGGCTCTAATAATCGCGCCAATGATATGTGGGGCGGTGATGGCTTTTCACTTATCTGGCTTGTCTTGATCTTTGCTATCTTTGGATGGGGAGGTTTTGGCGGCTGGGGCGGCGGCTTCGGTGGAAATGGTGCAAATGGTGCTGGATTCCAAGGATGGGCCACACGTGCAGATATCAATGAGAGCTTTGCTCTTAACGATATTCAGAATGGTATCAGAGGTATTCAGCAGGGCATCTGTGACAGCACATATGCTCTCAACAATACCATGCAGAGTGGCTTCAACGGCGTGAACGTTGGAATGCTTCAGGGCTTCAATGGTGTTCAACAGGCAATTAACGCTGATACCGTAGCTGGTATGCAGAATACCAATGCATTACAGTCTCAGTTAGCAAACTGTTGCTGTGAAACAAGAGAAGCTATACAGGGTATCAACTACAACCTTGCTACCAACACTTGTGCTCTCCAGAACACAATGAACAACAACACCAGAGATCTTCTGGAAAACCAGAACAGCAACACAAGAGCAATCCTTGACTTCCTGACTAACGATAAGATTGCAACATTACAGGCAGAGAACTCTGATCTGAAGCGTGCTGCATCTCAGGATCGCCAGTCCGCGCTGATTGTAACTGAAATGAATGCACAGACGCAGCGATTAATCAATTCAATCAATCCATCCCCGATTCCTGCATTTCAGGTACCGGCTCCGTATGCATACGCAGGATGCAACGGATATGGAAACGGTTGCTGCTAAGTAACTCACCCTTAGAGGTTGACTAATTCTAAGAGGTGGGTTGCGGCTCACCTCTTATTTTGATTGAGAGGTAAAAATATGAGTTGTAAAAATGTTTGTAAGCTCTGCAACCATCTTGTAATCAGCCAAGCCGTTGCATTTACAGGAGGCAATCTTGTAATCACACTCCCGGCAGGCAGTTATTCCAATGGAGAAAAGTATTGCATTGTGATCGCACAAAGTATACCAACAACCACTACGATTACCGCCCCGGTAATGATTCAAATAGGAACAGGAACAACTTTGTATCCGCTAGAGAATCGTTGCTGTGCACAGGTTACAGCTTGTGGCGTAAGAACCAGAACGAAGTACGCAACCAGAGTAGCTACAAGTGCAACTGGTGGAGTATTCAAGATGTTAGGAAATCCAGCTTGTAGTCCGAGCAACAATTTAACGGCAATTAATGGTACAGCCCCAACGACAGACACACCTGTTACACAGGCTGTTAGAAAGGGGGAACTGTAATGCATAAAGTTGCAATGGAAATGGGAAAATGGGCTATGGAAAAAGCCAAGGCACATGGCTTCGACAATCTCAGTGCTCAAGACTGGGACGATCTGAAAGACTGTATGGAATCCGTAAAGTGTGCGATTTGTGCAGATAAAGATTACAGAATCGTAGAAGCTATGGACGAATGCGAACAGGAAGAGAAGTATCTTGGACGCATGGGATATGACAGGTATCGTTATTCCAATGGAAGATTTGCCCCAAAAGGCAAAGGAAGTCGCATGGGATATAAACCATATCTGTACATAGAAGATGATGACTGGATGAACGAGTATCTGAACAATCCAGAGTTTGAGCGTAATATGTACCGCATGGGTTATCATCCAGACCGCAGTGACATGAGGTTGGATGGAATGAACCATAAGCAGTCCAGATATGGTGAAAGCTATGACAGATACAGCGAAAACCGCAGACATTACCATGATTCCAATGATACAGAATCTAAGAGAAAAATGGATGATTCCATGAAAGAGTATACATCTGACATTATCCGTAATCTTACAGAGATGTGGTCAGATGCAGACGCGACTCTTAGACAGTCGATGAAAACCGACTTAACCCGTCTGATACAGCAGATGAATTAACAAATAAGAATTAAATTTTGCCCTTGTTACAGAAATGTAGCAGGGGCTTTTTAGTTGAGAAAAGGATGGTGATAAACCATGCTAAGACAATTTTATATGAACGGGGACTTATGGAGAGTGCAGTTCGTATCTCCGCACGACAGTGTGTTAATTGATCGCACAGGTAATAGAACACTTGCGGTATCGGATTATTCTACAATGATAATTTCAATTGCAAATAATCTGCATGGGGAACTTCTGAACCGTGTGTTTATCCATGAATTAGGTCATTGCGTGATGTTCAGCTACGGTCTATTACCAGAACTTCACCGCATGGTCAAAAAACGATACTGGGTGGACGCAGAGGAATGGTGTTGCAATCTTCTAGCTGACTATTCTTGTTTCGTGATTGGCACAGCTAGAGATGCTTTAGGAAACCAGTTCACATATGTATCTCCTGTTGGGGTAGAAAGGATGATAGCTTAATGGCATTTGCAGACAATAATATCATACCAATACAATTAGATTATAGATTCGTGACAACCCGTAAAATCTGGCAATACGACTACGGTCAGATATTGAGCATCACGGGACAGAATCTTCCAACAGCTACGGAGGTACATTTTAGCCTCGATATAAGAGGTGGAAGCACACTGTCAAGAGTTGGAACAACAATAGATGGCGTGACAACTGTTAAGATTCCAGACGAATTACTGAAAAACAATGGAAAGTCTGGCGATTTTTCCATATATGCATTCATATATGTGACTGATGAGGAATCCGGCAATACAGAGTACAGAATTACCATTCCGGTATACAGTCGACCAAAGCCAGAGAATCCAAGCGTAGATCCAGCACCGGAACCGAATATTTTCCACGAAACAGTTACTGCGGTCAATAACGCGGCTGATCGGGCAGAAAAAGCAGCGAAAGATACGGAACAAATACGTGACAATCTGAATCTTGACCTGTCAGAGAAAATTACTCGACCACAGTCCGCAAAGGTTGGACAGGTAATAGCGGTAAAAGAAGTCGGTACAGACGGCAAACCGACAGATTTCGAAGCGAAGGACATGACAGGCGGTGCATCTACGGAAGAAATCAAAGAAGCTGTCGGTGCGTATATGCAAGAACACCCGTTTGAAGAGACCGACCCAACAGTTCCAGACTGGGCGAAACAACCAGAAAAACCGACATATACTGCGGAAGACGTTGGTGCATTACCAGATAATACAAAGATTCCAACAAAGACATCTGAGCTAGAAAATGACAGCGGATTTCTTTATTCTCCCCCAACTCCCGAAGTTGGCAAAATCCTCAAAATTAAATCAGTCAACGAAGATGGCACATTCGTCTGCGAGTGGGCTGATGGTGGAAGTAACTTGGATGTGCGGATTAATGGTGAGAGTATTGTGCAAGACGGTGTGGCGGAGATACCGATATCTTCGCATGATACTCTTGGATTGGTATACACCGACAACTCGGCCGGAGGCTATACTACTGGGCTAATGAATCAACAAGGAAGATTAAAAGTAAATACCGCAAGCATTGACGATGTAAATAAGAGACGTCTTAGAAAAGAAATTGATTGTTCCAACTTTGATTACGCCGTCAAAGCCGCCATGTGCGACGGAAAAGGTGCTGCATGGACAGCAGAGGAACAGGCGGCGGCGAGGGATAGGATGGGAGCATGGACTACTATTGCGGATATCACATTAGCTGAAGATGTAAATCTTATTGATGGAGTGAGTGTGCAGGGCTATCGAAAATATAGTGTAGTTGTATTGCTTTCACAAATTATAGCAACAGATTGTTATATCCAACCTAGAATAGTTTGCGGAAATAGTAAAACTGCAATGGCATATGAAAGTGCAAAAAACATGACATTTTTGCTGTTTGATATCGAAGAGCTTGGCTATATAGGAGGCGAAAACAGTAGTTCTCTGTTTGGATGTGGGTCTTATAAAAATGGAATAGGCGCAATAAGCCCCAACGCTTTTAAGTATTCAACAGTAAAAGCCAATTATAATAGTACTGGTAAATTTCCATTTTTAATGGGAATTGGTGTTGTTGCCAATGGTGCAAACATTCCTTCGGGCAGTCGAATAATCATAAGGGGGTATAGCTGATGAGAAAAGCAGAATACAAACAAACAGGAACCCGTACAGAATCCTACACAGTAACCATCCCACCAGAATACGATAACGAAGGCAAACTCATCACTGAGGAACATGAAGAAACCCGTACCCGTGAAGTACCAGTGATGGGAATGGTCTACAGAGATATGACGCCCGAAGAAATTGCCGAACTGGAGAAGATTCAGACGGAACTCCCAGAAGAACAACCAACTCAGCAAGATCGTATCGAGGCACAGGTTATGTATACGGCACTGATGACTGACACATTATTAGAGAGCGAGGAAGCATGATGTTTGAGAAGATCAAGAGATTTTTCAATCTGAAACTGTACACAAAGAAGCAGATCAGACAGTTTTGTGACAAGGGCGTAATCACACCGGAGCAGTATAAGCAGATCACCGGAGAAGAGTACTAACATGTACCACAACTTTTGTCGAGAATGTTCATATTCTGTTCCGCAATTTGGAAATGATATTTTGTCCGTTGTTATATTCTGATTAACCTCATACTTGCATCCACATTTGCAATGGATTGTATCGTATAATTCCATATTTGCCCCTCCTTTTAAAAACATTGTATCACAATCATTGAAAGGAATAAACATAAATGAGAGGATTAAAAAGACAGAAACAGACCGTGTATTGGTCAAAAGTAACCGAAATACTTGATGGGATAGATACCGTACCGTCCTACAGTCAGCCACAAAGTTTTAAGTTTTCCGTATCATCCACCGCAGGAACACCAGAGGAAATATCGGCAGGAATTGTGCCGGATTACGACAGGTACATTACTTCATTCAACCGTTCTTTCCATCCACAAGAGGGAGATGCGTTTTGGATTGATACCGTGCCACAGGTTGACGCACTCGAAAATCTGGTTCTGGAAGATGGCGTTCCTACAACACCGCCAGATTATCGTTTGAAGAAAATCCTTAATACACAAAGAGGAAATCTGGCTAGATATGGAATTGAAAAGATAGGTGCAGAAGAATGAATGGACGAGTAATCAAATGCAATATGAGTCAAAAATCTATTGGAAATGCAATCAAAGAATTGAAAGCATACCAAAACAGTCTTCGCGATAAAAATGAGCTGTTCCTTAAAAGACTTTGCGAATTGGGAATTCCTGTCATAGACGAAAATATTATGTTGGCACAGGGGGATTCTGATAAAAACCACAATACCTACATCAAAATCAACAGGTTTGGAAGCTACGCGCAGGCAACTCTTGTGTGCGAGGGTTCTGGGCTTTTATTCATAGAATTCGGTGCAGGTATTTCGTACAACACTCCGGCAGGAACAAGCCCCCATCCAAAAGGAGAAGAATTTGGATATACTATTGGTTCTTACGGACAGGGTAAAGGAGAAAATGAATCGTGGGTATATGTCTCTGATTCTGGCGAATGGGTACGTTCTTACGGTACGGAGGCTACAATGCCCGTGTACAAAGCAAGCGTAGAAATTATGCAGAATATCCGTAGAATCGCAAAAGAAGTGTTTTCTGCATAAAAACATAACACCTTTTCTTACTGAATATAACGTCTGTTTTATGTATACTGTAAGATATAAAAGCATCTACCGGAATGGTGGGTGCTTTTTCTATACTCAAAACAAGGTGGTGAGAGAGATGCCAGATGTAGTAAAAAATCCAGTTTCGGATGTATTTGAACGATGGAGAACAACTATTGAACCTGTTGTAGGAAAAGGTAACTTTTCTAATGATGAAAGCCAGACGGTAGCTTCAAATAAACGGGTTTACGCACGTTTGTTCTTACTTGGAAATCCAACATCACGTGGCAATCTTGAGGGTGATGAGTGCGCGACAACGCCATCTTTCCAATCAGAATCCTATGCAACTGGTTCAAAAGCTTCTTCAAAAGTATATGAAATTGACGCCACCAGTCACAAGGCTATGGTTGATATGGGGTTTCGTAGGATATACGGACCTGTAAGACAAAATAATGCTGATAACAGCATAAAACGTGTTGTTAGCAGATATAGCCGGATATATACCGGCACATTACTCTAGGAAAGGAGTGAGAAAATATGGAGCAGATTATGAATTACGTGAAACCGGAACTTCTTATTGTCGCGGTTGTACTGTACTTTATCGGAATGGGTATTAAAAAGTCCGAAGTCATACCGGACAAATATATCCCGGCAATCCTTGGTGCTTTAGGCATTCTGATTTGTGGAATTTATGTTATTGCTACATGCGCTATATCTGGCGCACAGGAAATCGCAATGGCAATTTTTACCGCAATCACACAGGGAATCCTCGTTGCAGGACTTAGTAATTATGTAAATCAGATTGTAAAGCAGGCAAGTAAAGAAGACTAGAAGGAGGTGATCCTTTTATCTCCCGGTACAGGGTTACGTACTAGAACCAGAGCCATTAAGGCTCTTTTTTATTGTAATAATTTATAGCCGAAAGGCAGAAAGGAGCCGAATAATGGCACGATTAACTACACTTGGTGTGAAATTTTCATATGCCGTTGAAACTGTGAAAGGTACAAAGCCTACCAAATTCACACAGCTGGAAGAAGCCTCTTCCATCGGCGGTATTTCTCTTGAAACAGAACAGATTGACGTTTCTGCACTGGAAGATTATCTGACACAGTATGCAGCTGGTAGACAGGATACTGGTGGTACATGGGAAATTGAATTCATCATGGATCCAGACAAATCTGTTAAACAGATTAAAAAACTGTACGAAGATTCTAAGACTGCAAAAACCACAGGACTGGCAACCTGGTTCCAGGTGTCATTCCCGGATATGTCCGACGCATTCTATGTTATTGCAGAATGTGGTCGCGAAATTCCAATGCCAGAAATTGCACAGAACGAAGCAGCAACCATGTCTATTTCTCTTATCATCAATACATATAAGGGACTGGATACCAAAATTGAGCCGACAGCGGCTGCTGAATAAGATGTAAAACAGGGAGGATAATTCATGTTTAGTTTCTCAGTAAATGATAAAACATACAAAGTAAAATTCGGATACGGAGTACTTACCCAGTCGGACATTCTTACACAGGTGTCTTCTATGGGAGCAATCAACAATCCGAAAGATATGATTAAAATGCTTCCAGAACTGATTCTGGCAGGACTGCAAAGAAAACACAAAGATGAATTCGGGTATGAAACTGAAGAAGAAAAGAAAGCTGCATATGAAAAGGTATGTGACCTTCTGGACGACTACGAAGATGAATCCACAGAGGAAAATCCTCATAATGGATTTACTTTATTTGAAAAAGCAAGTCAGGAGCTTGAAAAGAACGGTTTTTTATCCGGAATGGTAAAAGCAATGGAGGAGAAATCGGAGGAAGAAAAGAAACTTCCGAAGACTCCACAGGATCACAAGAAGAAGAGTTAACTTTTCCAGAAGTAGTTCATAAAAAGCTACTTCCACTTTATTTGTCTATTGGCGTTTCTGAAGAAAAGTTTTGGGATTCCACACCACATGATTTAGAACCATACATGGAAGCCTACAAATTAAAACAAAAAATGGCTGATTCGCAAGCATGGCAGTTCAACATGTACACGATGTGTGCTGTGCAGACTGCGGTTGCAAATGTGCTTATTGGTAAAAAATCAAAGGCTGAATACCTTAAAGAACCATTTTCACAAACAGCTGAAAAGCAAAAGCAAGAGGATGAAGAGAATCTTTCTGAAACAGAAAAGAAACGGCAACGTGACAGGTTGCTCATGACATTGCAACTCATGCAAGCAAATTTTGAGTTGAATCATGGTAATAATGACGAGGGCAGGCAGGATTAAAAGTCTTGTCTGCCCTTTATTTTTTTGATTAAAAGGAGGTGCTTTAATGGCCGATAATACCATAGATACCCTCAATATACAAATAGACAGTAGCACAACTCAGGCGGTACGGTCTATTAATAACCTTGTAAAAAAATTAGATACATTAAACACTGCCCTTGGAAATCTTGACATAAGCCGGTTAAATAATTTTTCCAATTCTTTAAAAAGTTTAGGTAGCGTGAATTTTAAAGCAAATGGATTGAATGCGGCTATAAACGCTATCAATCGTCTTGGAAAATCCGATTTCAGTCAGTTTGATACAGGGAAATTAGGCGAAATTCTTACTGAGATGCAGAAACTTGATACTATTCCAGACGTTTCTCCGAGCATTAGCCGGTTCACAACCGCTATATCTAAACTTGCCGGCACAGGACAGTATATCGGCAATGCATCAAAGGAACTTCCAAATCTCGCGACAGGTTTAAATAATACGGCTGCTAAATTAAGCTCTATGAGCGAGGTATCAGCATCCACCAATGCTTTTATTACTTCTCTTGGAAAATTAGCTAGTGCAGGAGATAAAACTGGAAAGACTGCAAGCCAATTATCAACTCTTGCACAAGAGGTTTTGAAGTTCTTTGACGTAATGAAAAGCGCACCAGATATCAGTTTAAGCACAATAAGAATGACAGAAGCTCTTGCAGTATTAGCATCGTCTGGAAGTAAAGTAGGGCGTGCCACAAATAGCGTTTCGAATTCATTTAACACGCTTTCTTCGTTAGGTTCAAAAGCAAGTACTGTAATCCATGGGCTGACAAATGCTTTTCAAAAATTTGCTTCAAAAGCTATTTCTTTAGGCGGAAAAGCCGTATCTGCAATCGCAGGTATTGGAAATGCATCTTCTGAAGCCGGTGAAAAAATAAGAAGATTGTCAAATCCTCTGAGTTCGGTAACTAATAAGTTGAGTGCTTTTTACGCCAAAGGTTTCCTCGCAAAAAGAGCATTAGATGTTCTGACATCGCCAGTAGAATCCGCAATGAACTATGTAGAGACTCTGAACTATTTCAACTCTGCATTCAATCAGGTGGCAGAAGGAATCGACACTGACGAATGGAAGAAAAGTGGTATAAAATCCGCTGAAGCGTATGCAAATTCGTTCCAGGAAAGAGCAAAGCAGCTATCCCAGAAACTTACCGGATTTAATATTTCTGATACAGGCGAGATGACCAGAACTAACACTGCAAGTCTTGGACTTGACCCGGAAAAGACTATGCAGTATCAGGCAACGTTTGCACAGATGGCATCTTCTATGGGCGATACATCTGAAACAGCATTGAAGTTATCAAATGCGCTTACAATGATCGGCGCAGACCTTGCATCCGTAAGAAATATGGACTTTGAAGATGTATGGCAGGACATGGCATCTGGCTTGACTGGCATGAGCCGCGCTATGGATAAGTACGGCATTAATATCCGTAACGCCAACATGCAACAGGAACTGTACAATCTTGGAATCAATACCAGCATATCGAATTTGTCTCAGGCAGATAAGACAATCCTGAGAACGATTATCTTGCTGAACAATTCTAAGTATGCGTGGGCTGATTTATCAAACACGATCAATCAACCGGCAAATCAAATTCGTATGTTGCAAGCTAACTTTGCATCCCTTGGTAGAACAATAGGTTCCTTGTTCATTCCTATACTGCAAACAGTACTTCCATATATCAATGCAATTGTAATCGCATTACAAAGAATGTTTGCTTATATTGCAAAATTGCTTGGAATCAAACTGTCAAACTTTGTATCATCTACTGGTGGTATTTCTGTAAATACCGGAGATATTGCAGATAATATGGATAATGCCAGTGGTGCAATTGACAATGCCAATACCAGTGCAAAAAAACTCGAAAAAACATTGTCAGTTCTTTCATTTGATGAACTGAATCAGCTTAATGACAATTCTGATTCTGGTAGTACAAGTAATCCATCTTCTGGCTCTGGCGGTGGCGCATCACATCTTCCAGCGCTTGATGCTGCATTAGATGATGCTTTGTCTGCATATCAAAAAGCATGGGACGAAGCTTTTAAAAAGATGTCCAATAGGGCAAACGAAATGGCAGATGCCATTGTAAATGCCTTTAAGAGAAAAGACTGGAAAGGTCTTGGAAAAATCATGGCTGATGGCATCAACTGGGGAATGCAAAAGCTTTATGATTTCATTAACTGGAATAACGTAGGCCCTTACATCACTAAATTCACCAGTGCGTTCACCCAGACTTTCAACAGCCTTGTTGATAATATCAACTGGGATTTGATGGGACGTACCGTTGGAGCTGGTATTAATACAATAGTTAATACAGCCAATCAGTTACTTGAGAGAACGAATTTCAAAAACCTTGGCAAGAAATTTGCAGAAGGTATTACAGGCTTAGTTCGTGAAGTTGATTGGACTAATTTTGGAAACATGCTTGGGAACAATTTTATGAAAGCATGGGATGTGTTTACGGGATTTGTCGAAAACCTTCCATATAGCGAAATTGGTCAGTCTGTAGCAACTGGATTAAATGGAATCTTTGAGAAAGTAGACTTTGGAGAAATAGCACATGCGCTTGCAACAGGTTTAAACGGAGCTTTTGATTCGTTAGATGCGTTTACAGAAACATTCGACTGGAATGAACTGGTTGATAATATTACAAATGGTATTGTGACATTCATGCAGGAATTTGACTGGAAAGAGAATGGACAGAAACTTGAAAATTTTATCAATCATCTCTTAACATCATTAATTGACATCGCAGAAGGTGTTGATTGGGAAGCGTTTGGACACAATGTAGGCGTATTCCTCAGTGAAATTGACTGGGGAAAACATCTTGCACAGTTACTTACGGTTATCGGAGATGTTCTTGGTGGAATCTGGAAAGGACTTGGAACAACATCTGCTGGCACATTTGTTCAGGCAATGGCTGTTTTTGCTATTGGTGACAAATTAATGCCACTCGTTGACACAATTACCAAATTCTTTACAGGTGATACCGTTTTTGGAAATCTTTCTAAAGCTGTACAAGGTATGCTGAGTCCCGCAATCACAGAAGCTGTAGCGACAACTATTCCAGCTCTTGGTACTTCCTTGGGTGCACTTGTGGCAACTGGTGGTGGAATTGCTCTTGCAGTAGGTGGTGCAGTATTACTTACCAAGAAATTAGCAGGACTTTTTGAGACCATGCAGGGCGGTAATGGAATGACTACACAGTATGGTGGTTATCTTCATGATTACGCAACACAGCTGACTGATGTAGCGAATCTTACAAACGATCAATCGGAAGCGTTGTGGCAGCTGATTGAGAAGGACGAAGAACTTGGAAAAACTCACGATGAAATGTATGCTGATATGGTTGAAAAGCTTAAAGAATACGGAGTGTCCACAGATCAGGCAAAAACCGCTCTTGAGCATTATGGCGCACAGGCAGGTGTATCGGCTGAATTTGTTGAAGGCATGACCGATCAAATTTCTGCTCTTGGAGAAGGTGTGTCTGAAGCTGCAAGTAAATTTGATACATCAAAAATAAGTGTCGATAATTTGAAAGATACTCTGTACGCATTGAGCCTTTCTTCTACAGAATTCGGAGGTAATTATACGACGGCATGGAATGCAATAAGCGAAGTACCTTATAGCAACACAAAAGATGCATTAGACGCGGTCTACACTTCTCTCAAAAACGCAGGTGTTCCACTTGACGAACTTGATAAGAAGTTAAGAGAAGATTTTCCAGAAGCAACTGTAGCTACTAAATCAGCAGTAGACAAGAATATTGTTGGAGCGCAAAAGACCATTTCTGCATCTGTTGGACAAGCATCTAAAGATACAAAGACAGCCACAAATGAAATGGCGAAAAATGCCACAGATGATTTCTCGGAAATCCAGAAACAAGCCGATACTTACATGAAAGGCATGGAAAGCACAACTACTAGCTCATGGGGCAATTCTTCCAGAGAAGCTACATTGAAAGCCAGGGAAATGAAGAATGCCGTAAGCACAGAACTCGGGAACATGGATAAATCTGTAACAAGTCATTTCAAGAGCCAGTACAACATTGCATATGGAAAATGGCAGAATATCGGAAGAGATATTTCTTCCTACATTTCAAAGGACATGAACAACAAAATTGGCAGTTCCTTGAACAGTGTTGTAGATACAATCAAGAGCAAGTTTACCGGGTTGTATAATGTCGGCAAAAATGCAATGCAAGAACTGTCAAACGGCATGAAATCTGTCCATATCAGTACACCGCATATGTGGATGAACATGAACGCTTCCACAAGCGGAAACCACTATTCCTACAACTGGAATTCTGGTGTAAATTGGTATGCAAAAGGTGGTTTGTTCAAAAATGCATCTGTCATTGGCGTAGGTGAAGCAGGGCAGGAAGCCGTTCTTCCTTTGGAAAATCGTAAAGCCATGAAATCCATTGCCGACAGTATCATGTCCGGCTATGACGGCAACGTGGGACTTACGAAAGATGAGATCATGGAAGCTGTCGAGCGTGGCGTAGTTACTGCTTTGATGAACAATGGTGGCTTTGGTGGTTCTTCACCGGGGTACATTATGAACAGCATCAAAGTGAACGAGCGTGAACTGGCACGAATCGTCACAAAAGCGCAGAACAACACAGATTACCGCATGAATCCGTCACCTGTGTATTGATTTTACGGTATGGATGTGGTAATATAATAAATGCATAAACGTTAAGAAAAGAGCACACTAAAGATGAAACGAGGGAAAAACCTCACGATTCTTTTGTGTGCTCTTTTTTTGTTTGGTAAAACCAACAGGCTAGACCGATCATCGAAAAGCGTAAACCGTAATGCGCCTGCCTGTTGTTTTTATAAATTACGGATTCTGGCTATTCATGGCAAGCCACATTAAACCAATACGGAGGTTATTCATATGGATGAGCACATCAAAGGATTATCCCAAAACGAATTAGAAAGAAAAGTAGATTATATATTTTCACATAGATTTAACCATACTTTACATGCTTATATTGATATTGCAGGTGATTTGACGGCAGGTGTTTTGTTATCTCAAATCATGTATTGGTTTGATAAAGATTCAAAAAATGAGTGCATTAGAACAAAAATAAAAAAGAATGGTCATTTTTGGATTGCTAGACGTAGAGATGAATGGGCAAACGAAATAAGAGTTGCGCCTAAACAATATGATTCTGCGATGAAAAAATTAAAAGCAAAAAAATTAGTGATTGTTGAAAAGTTCAAAATTAACGGTGCTCCAACAACACATATCAGACCTAATGATGAAGTAATAAATGTTGCTATTAAAGAATGGAAAGAACAAATTGCTCTTGAAATTATCAAAGACAACGAAATGGAACAAAGTGACATGAATTCCTCAAATCAGAATTTACCAGAAGAGGAAAATCACGAAAAAGTAGTGTCAAATGATGATAAACACTGGTTTTCCCCAAAAGAGGAATTTCCAAATTACCAAAATAAGGAAAACCATGGAATTTCCCAAAATGGGAAAATGGAACTTCCCCAAAATGGAAACTCTTTAATTAATAAGAACTATAATAAAGATTTAGATGAGGTTTATAAAAAGAGAGTTAAAGATTCTGATACTACTAAAGTAGTACCAGTAGATTCTCCATGTCCGGGTAAACCGGAAACAAGGAGCAACCAGTCTCCACTCGGAATGGGAATAAGCGAAATCCTTTTGAGGAAAGGAATAAACCAATATTGGAATGATGTAGGATGCGAAGAGTATGAAGAATTGAAAACAAATGTCACTAATGTCATATTATATTTTTTGGAAAAATACAAGATCAAACTAGGCAAAAGCCATGTTCATTTGAAAGAAGAATATATAAAAACCGTAGTAAAGGGAATTGTTACAGTACCAGACGAGATGATTGAATTGATAGATGCTTATGGCTTTGAGTATATTTATAAATCATGCATTGACATGTATTTTGACACAAAGTTCAGAGAAGATACCAATTATCGTATTTTTCATTTCATAAAAGGTGATATTCGAAAAAATATCGCAATGAAACTTTCGGAGCAAATTGAGTTAATGAATGATAAGCAAACAGACATATGGGAGGAATAATGGATTTCAAACAAAAATACTTTGCCATATGGCAGGAAGTGTGGGGACTTCACAAGAAATACTGGTCAATTTCGGCTGACGATACAAATTCATGGAAAGAATTTATCTCCGAAGTCGATAGACTCAGAGAAAAGTATACAGGATCACCAGAAAAACAGTTTGTTGAAAAACTTGTTCTTGATGTGATAAATGAAGTAGAAAACGTTTCAAAATCATCTAGCGATAATTTCCTTGGATAATACGCTAGGATTGATTCTGGTTTAAAATAATACAGTAATTAATTAGAAAGCGAGAAAGAAATGAGTAGACTTGGAAAAGAAATGCCGGCAGAGTATTCAGACAGGTTTGATGAACTGAGACAAAATCGAGTAGAAGTCAGTTTTTACAAATATGGCACGGCAAAAGATAATTTCGGTGAGAAATTGGTAAACGCCATAGAATCTCATAATATGTGCGTCAAAAAATATCTAAAAACCGGTAACACGGAGTATCTTTGCGATGCTGCGAATTATTTGATGTTTGAATTCATGTATCCATCAATCGAAGGCGCTTATTTCAAAGCTACTGACAGCGGAGAAAGTGCCGGAGTAGCTGGAACACCAATTAATCAGTTAAAGGAGAAATGGTAAAATGAAAAAATTCAAAAATGTGCTACTTACAATTTTGTGTTTGTTCCTCGTTACGGGGGCTACAGGATGCGCCTTGTTGGACGATACGCTCAATGATATCAAAGGCGATCTTGCTGGAAATGGATATACCATCCATACATACGACAACTATGGCGAAAAGGTTATGACTACAGTCGGGGACAAAATCAACGTAAAAGGAAATCCGGTCAAAACCACATCATACGACAGTGACGGTTCTGTGATTACCGGATATGAAATGTCGTCTGTAATTACCATCAACATTGACGGAAAAGAAATTCAGAGCTGCGGAGATACCTGTATATTCGAGCAAGACGGATTGGAACCGGATGTAGATTTTGAACAGACAGATATTTACAGTCAATCCACCGGAAAGATTGATGAAAATACATATATTGCCGGAATCGTAAACCAATATAAAAATTATTTTGGAAAATCCCGAGTGGTAGTTATTAAATCGCAACTCGGACAACCTATCACAGCATATTCTGGTGACGAGGTGTATTGGAAGATTCCGAAGAAATTACCTAAAATGACAAAACTTATGATCGACGGGAAAGCCCTTTATATTCACAGGGCAAACTTTCAGATCATTGACACTGCGTTATTGAATTAATAAGAGGTATATAGAAATGCAGACTAATTATATTGAACTTGGAAGAAGTCGTTTTTTCAGGAATAAACAATTTGCCTACATAGACACAATGGGATTTCTTGCTGATCGGATTTTTATAGAGAATAAAGTCCGAGTAAAATTCTGCGGAGACTACAAACACAGAGAGAAAAATTATGTTGTCGTAATATGCAAAGTAAAGGAAAAAGATGTACCTATGTTTTTGCAGGCACTGAAAGAATTAAAGAATCGGGCAATTCTTATGGGGAATACGGATTATGAGACATTTTGCAAAGAACAAATCCGTTTAATGCAAAGTAAAATATAACTTTTTCTTACTGAATCTCACCTTGTATATGTGATAAAATAAAGAATCATAAAGCGTCTATCAGAGCGATAGGCGCTATTTTCGTGTAATTAAGCATCTTCTTTCGGGAAGGTGCTTTTTTTCTTTTATGAGGTGTTATATGGCAGAAATATTTTTAAAAGTAAACGGTGTCTCGATGCCTTGCCCGTCTTCCTACACATGGGGATTACAGGACGTATCAGCGGCAAAATCAGGAAGATCTGATGACTCTGTCATGCATAAAAACAGGGTAGCGCAAAAAAGGAAATTAGCTTTGCAGTGGAACGGTAAAGATTGGGCTACTACAGCTAAGATTCTTCAATCGTTCAATCCCGAGTACATCCAAATTACATATCCAGATATGATGTCTGGAAAATACGAAACCAGAACGTTTTATGTCGGTGACAGGAGCGCGCCTGTTAAATGGTGGTGGCTTGGAAACCAGAGAACAGAATCTATCAGTTTTGATGTGATTGAGAGGTAATGCATGAGAAAATTATCTAACAGATGGAAAGAAAAAGTTAAGAGCGGAATGGACGTGCAGTACCTCAAGTATGCAGATATCACACTTACAGACGGAACTGTACTCAATCTGACCAGTGCCGATCTGTGGCAAAACGGATTAAGCTTCGAAGATTCAGTGTCTAGTGATAGTACTTTTGATATCGGTTCTGCAATCGTTAATGTGTTGGATTTAAGTATTAATAATTTTGATGGCAAATATTCAGATTACAATTTTGAGGGAGCAGAAGTAGTTGCATATGTTGGATTAGAACTGGACAATGAAACTACTGAAAAAATCCGCATTTGTACAATGACAGTTGTTGAACAGCCAGAAGACGAAACAGTAACCATCGACCTGACGTGCGAAGATAACATGCGGAAATTTGATCGTAATTATTCTGACAGTAAGCTGAAATATCCGGCAACCAGAGGGCAAATTATCAGGGATGCCTGCGAAGTATGTGGAGTAACCTTGCAGACAACGTCTTTTGACAGAGATGATTATATTGTACAGATACGTCCTGACAATGAGGCTTTGACGTTCCGACAGGTATTACAATGGGTAGCTCAGATCGGATGCCAGTGGTTAAGATGTGATGAATATGGCAGACTTTGCGTAAAGTGGTACGATACAGAAAAAACAGATGCACAGGAAATTGATACGACTTATAGTTTTACGCCACAGCACACCGATGTTGTAATTACAGGTATTCAAGTAACTGAATACAGTGATTCTTCAAATGAAGAACCAGAAAGCTATATGGTTGGTACGCAGGGATATGTACTGGCCATTTCTGATAACAAATTAATCAGAAAAGGTGACGGACAAACGATTGCTTCGATGATTGCCGAGAAATGCGTTGGAATGATATTTAGACCATTTGAATCTCAATGTCCTACAGACGTAGCCTTGGAAGCCGGAGATGCAATCACAATAGAAGACCGAAATGGAAAACTGTATAACACATACCTCACGACTACCACTTTGCAGCCGGGAGCTGGACAAAATATTGCTTGCAATGCAAAAAGCGCAGCAAAAAACAGCACTGTGCGGTACGGACAACTTACTCAGGTGTATGTTGAAGCTCGAAAACTTGTCAAAAAAGAACAGACTGCAAGAGAACGTGCTATACAAAATCTTGAAGAATCTCTGTCTGTTGGAAGCGGACTGTTTGCAACTTATGTGAAACAGGAAGACGGAAGTACAATTTCGTATTTCCATGACAAGGCAAAGCTCGAAGATTCTACGAATGTAATCAAGATCACGTCAGAAGCGGTAGGCGTTTCAAACGATGGCGGTAAAACATATCCGTTTGGTTTCCAATTAACCGGAACCATGATAACAAAATTGTTATACGCAGAGGGAATTAATGCGGATTTTATCAACGCCGGTGCGCTTACTATTAAGGACGGGCAAGGAAATATAATCTTTTCCGTCAACATGGACACAAATTCTGTGTACATCAACCCGGAATATCTGATGATTGGAGACGTGAGCCTGTCTGACAAAATTAAAGAACTGGATGAAAATGTTGCCGCAGCTAAGAACATGACCATGACACTTTCAAATGAGTATCAGGCGATTTCTACTGATGAGAACGGAAACATTCCCGGAGAGTTTCCACAGGTGCAGACCACTGCACAGGTAATGTACGGAACGATGGACGTAACGGACGATTGCAGTTATACGATCACGGAATCTGAAAATGTGACCGGAATCTGGGATAAATCTACGCACACTTATACTGTTAGCGAAGTTACGGCAGATAATGTATGGGTTGACATCAAAGCAGTGTATCTGAATGCTCTCACCATAACCAAAAGATTCAGCGTATCTAAGCAGAAATCTGGTACTCCCGGAAGAACTTACGTGTTGGAATCATCTACTACAATTCTGAAGAAAGAAAGTGAAAACAGCATAACACCAAATGTTGTGATATTTAGCGCGTACTACCGTGATGGCAAGAACACAGGTAGAACAGATTATGCCGGAAGATTTGTTATTGAGGAAACGTCCGATGGAAAGACATGGGAGACTGTTTATACAAGCACAGTAGATGAGACCAGCGTTAACTACTATGCAGATTACGTTTTTGCGGATTCTGATGGAGTATTGGTTGCAGACAGCGACGGTTCACTGATTGGTGTCCGTTCAAAAGATATCGTAGGATTACGGTGCAGCTTGTACGCATCGGGTGGAACCACGAATCTGATCGACACAGTCAAACTTGATGTTATCACAGAAGTCACGGCTCTGACACAGGAAGATATTTTGAAGCTTCTGACCAATGATGGAGAATGGAAAGGCGTTTACAGGGGCACGGATGGGGAACTGTACATTTCGTTCAGCGCCGCAATGGGCGGTTTGTTGAAGCTGGGAGGAAAAAACAATGGAAATGGTGTTTTGCATATTTACGATACCTACGGCAGGGTCAAAGCAACATTAAATTACAATGGACTTGTTGTCTATGATACACCATTAAATCCTGACACTACAACATCACAAAAATACTCGGGACTTCTTTTTAATGGAGCATCAATCAAACCAGTAGATGGAACAACAAATTTAACTGATGACGACGAGATTATTGAAATTGATACCGACGGAATATTTTATGGTAGGTATGTAAGTGACGATGGAAGTCCTATCTTTGACGCAGAATTTAGTATCTTATATGCATATAAATTTGATTGCAATGATTTTTCTTGCAACGGTGGAAATGCAAAACTCGAAAGTGTTAAAACTGATTCTGCGGAAATCAAAGATGCAACGATTACAAATGCCGTAATCACTAATCTAAAAAATGTAGTAATTACAAATTCAAGACTTGAAGGAAATGTTATAGGAAGTATTTCAGGCACAGCATCTCTTAAAAGTTTGAAATTAACAAATCTCCAATCTGCCACAGATGGTGCAGCGTTAATTGTCAGTTCTTCGGGAATGGTATTTAAGCGATCATCCTCATCCAAACGTTACAAGGATATCGGTGGATCCATAATTCCATCCGAAATCGAAGAATGGTACAAAATAGAACCAGTCTGGGCGAAATACAAAGACGGTTATCTTACGGAAGGCGACGAAAACGAGGGACGCTATCTGCCTATGTTCATTGCGGAGGATGTAGAAGAACATTTTCCACAGGCAGCTACACATGTGAACAATCAGATAGAAGACTGGAACTATCGTATGATGATCCCGGCAATGTTCGCAATGATTAAACAGCAGAAATCCGAAATAGACAACCTAAAAGAGGATATCAAAGAACTGAGAAAAATTATAAAAGAAATGAGAGGTGAATAATATGGCAGATGCATTAAATGTAAAGAAAATCAGCGCATTCGCAGACAACACGGCACCGGCAGATACAGATTTTTTCTTGACAGCTACGGGAAATGTGGCAAAGAAAACAACCGTGGCGCAGGCAAAAGAATTGTTTGGCGTCAATTCCGGACTGAAATTATTGGCAGCCACAACGGTTAAATTCAAAGTTCCGTCTATTGCGAGTGGAGCGTATACAGGAAATATAACCACAGCATTTAAAGCTGCTGATGGGGCAACCGTATTTGTTCCGGTGTATCTGGCGAGCGGATGGCTTACACCTTCAAGCTGTTCGGCTATTGCCGGCAGCCTGAAGGTAGGCTTTGTCAACCCCACTGCAAACACACATAGCACCGATGCAACATTTCTTGTTTTACAATTTGCTGAATTTTAGAAAGAGAGGACAAAAGAATGCTCAAAGAAAATATCACAGTACTCAGAAAAATCCTGTATGCGGTTGAAACTGGTGGACAGGTATATGGAAAACAACGTTACAATGCGTTCATTGGTGCCGGTGCAAACACTCCGAACGAAAAAGCAATCACTATCGGAGCTGGTCAGTGGTATGCAGGCGAAGCTAAACGGCTCTTACAGAAAATACAGAGAGGAAATCCGGCACTATTCAAAAAAATGGACACTCAGGGGCTTGAATCCGACCTGTTGAAAAAGAACTGGTCTACCTATGCGATTTCCCCGTCATCCGCAAAAGCAAAATGTATCATTTCTATCATCAGTTCCAATCTCGGTATCAAGTGTCAGGATGAGCTGATGGAAGAACAGATCACCGAGTATTCTGAAAGTATCGCGAAGAAATACGGAACCATGCCGGACGATGCCATGATGGAATGTATCAACATTATTCATCAGGGCGGCGCATCTGCATTACAGAGGATACTGAGTAAGGCTAAAAAGCCTTATACTTCAGAAACCATCTATGCAGCATTATGCACAGACCCAGCAGACCCGAGATCGAATCAGGTTGGTGACTACACAACAAGACAGAAGAAGGTCATCGAGATGATTCGGGTATATGCAAAAAAGGAGGCAACGACAGTGGCAAAAACAAAATTACAAAAATTCACAGAACTCGGTGATTATTACGCAAACAATGGCGGCAATAAACCGTATCTGGAAAAACGCACAAACGCTTATCTTGATGATTTCCAGAAAAATGCCGGATATAACAATTACACCAAATTTGCCCGTGATGTAGATAATTGGGGACAGCCGGGATGCCAGGGACAGCCATGGTGCGCGGAGTACCAGTTCTGGAAGTTGGCGAAAGTCTTAGGTATTACAAAAGCATTACAGATCATGGGCGGTGGATTTTACAACTGTGTGTCAATCACCAACTGGGCGAAGAAAAATGGTACATGGCACAGCACGCCAAAAGATGGAGCACTTGTTATCTTCCGTGATGGCTCTCACATCGGATCTGTCCGCTCTTATAGCAATACGTACATCTACACCAACGAAGGAAACACTTCAAGTGCAGCAGGAGTCATTGCAAACGGCGGATCCTGCCGAAATAAACGCTATCTTCGCAGTGATCCGGTAATCGACGGCTATATCTGGATTACATGGGGAGATGAGAAAACTTCTACAGAGACATGGAAAGCAACCGGCACGGTCACATCTACAGTTGATGCCCTGTACATCCGCGAGGAACCGAATGGTTATGTCCTCGGACAGATCAACAAGGGAAATCGCGTAGAAATTAACGGTGAGAAATCCGGTATGTGGACGAAAGTCAAAGTTGTTGGAATCGGCATTGGATGGGCGGCAACTAAGTATTTGCAAGTTGACGGAGCTGAAAACAAACCGACTACAATCACCAACAAGCAGAACAAGTCGCAGCGTCTCTTTGTCGGAAAAGTATCTGCGGCATCTACGGTTGTACGCACGTGGGCCGGTGGCAACTATCCGTCTATTAAGAAATGGCCTAAGCTTGTGAGAGGCAACCTTGTTGACGTGATGAATTTCACTCAGAAAGCAACAAACGGTGTTTCATGGCACTATGTCCGCATTGCAGGCAAGTACTACGGATTTGTGGCTGCAAAAGATATTTGCAAAGTGTAACAAGTGTGATATAATAAATATACCATAATTCAACTCCTCCCCAGAGTTTAAGCATGGACTCAAAAAAAGAGATGGTCTGTTTCTTCCTTGACAGACCATCTCTTTTGCTTCACTTAATAATGTATTCCCAATATTGATTTTTAATATCCGCATATCCGTTCTTACGAATCAACACTTTATCCCCGGAAAACATCGTAAAATCAGAATCCAGCTTTTGCACATAATCCATGTTTACAACAAATGACTTATGGCAACGCAAAAAACGTTTATCAAGGTAAGGCTCAACCGACTTTAAAGTTGCATACATACTGTGCATAATCCCGTTCGTGCAATGAACAAAAACTTGCTTATCCCGTGCTTCGAGGTACTCGATTTTGTTCAATGGAATCCTTATAATGCAATCTCTGTGTCTGATTGTGAGCATCTTGTGTTTCATATCACTCAAGGTATTGTCAATCATAGAAAACATTCTTCCGTGTTCATTTCCCTTGATGATATAATGCGTAAATTCAACATCCAACGCATCAAAAACAAAATCCTTGTGAGCTGTCCAGAAAGCAATTTTGCCCTTATATCCACACTCTCGGAGTTCTTTGGCAATATCCACGCCATTTTCGTTTTTAAGTATTACATCCAAGACAATCATATCAAACCATTTTCCGTCCTTAACATCATCTATCAAGGGTTCCCCACTGAAATAACCGTCTATCGTATAATTCCGGTCACCGTTTTGCTTCAAAAACGGTTCAATCCGATGCTTAAAATACTCAACCTGTAGTTCACAATCGTCACAAATAGCAATTTTCATAGTAATCACCTTCCGTTTATCGCCTACGCTTCAACTTTCATCAGATTATCCTCATCTAATCAATTAATTATGGTAATATAGTAGCACTGAAACGGAAATGTGTAAATAGTTCAGCAGAAGTTTGAAAAAAATCGACATCTTAATACGTTGGTACAGCCTGCCAGATTACTCTGGGGAGGAGATGTGATCGTGAATGCAGGTTTTGCCATAAAAAGAGCCGGGGAGTAAAATCCTCGGCTCGTTGCTGTTTATCCTTTGAAAATACGACCGCAACTTTTACATTGGTATTTTGTGGAGAACAATCCTTTACTAACGATCTGAACATTAGCACTACGACAAGTAAGAGCAGGGCATTTTATCTTTTGAGTCACTTTATCTATTTTCTTTCTTTTCCTCATTTAACATCCCTCACGTTTTCGATATATTTTGGCATAAACCACGCTGAATTGTGACCGCTCCAATAGTCGATACCATAATCAATAATTTCCCCATAAAGTGTCAAGTAAGTCCCTGGAACATAGTCTGTATTTTTGAAATCATAATCATTGGAGTATAGAATACCCACGTCATTGCCGCTTCCGTAGCTGTCGGTATCTTTTGAATAAATGCCAACAAGACTGCAATTACTGCTAAGATTATACTTTTCAGTCTTGTCGGAGATCATTAAATCATAAGGGTCTATTGTTGCAGTGCCTTCAACGTAAAGATCTATTTTGACAAACTGACCTTCCAGACTTTTCTTTGAGAAAGTAATATCTTCATACCACATTTCGGTACATTTTTTCTTGTATTCTTCCTCTGATAAAGAATTCATGTCTGTTTCTTCTTGAGTCATTTCAGCGTCTGCATAGACTTCTATGGGGCAAGCGCATAAAATTCCTGACAGCATTGCAACTATAAGTTTTCTTCTCATGGTGCATTCCTCCTTGGTAAAATTTGCATATATTATACCGCAAGAATCGACAATAGCATAGTCAAAACCGAAATATTTTTCATATTTTTATCCATTAAAAATGCAGTTTTATCGTTTTGCCCGATTAATTTGCACAAAAAGTGGTATAACTAAGTACATAAATTATAGACTAAAGAGGTATATATTATGAGGAAGATTGAGAGATTGCTGATCACAGCAGGAGTAATCTTCTTTGCAAGCTACATCATTCACTTGCCGATGTGCAATCAAGATTATTTACGTAAAAGCTTCATCCGCTTGGCAGATGATATGTGCAAGCATTCAACTTTAAGCCAGAGCATAAAAGAGATTCTAAGAACGAACGATATTGTAGAAATCACAGAAAATCCGGTAAAAACGAACTTTATATTTGTGAAAGTAAAGGTCATATTTGAAATCACAAATATTCCGGTCTATCTCTGGCAGTTTGCAAGGGCGAATATTAATCCATGTGTCCTGTTTCATTGGACTTACGGAAAATATGATAAAAATAAATGTTCAAATCATATTTCCCATTGCCCAGACATATACTGTAGTAAAGTTTCGATTGGGAGGGTTATTTATGGATTATAAGAAAGAGATTATAAAAATGATAGATGAAATTGAAAGCCAAAAGATTTTGCGTTATATTTACCTTATGCTACTCGACATTCCGAAACGATATTGGAGGTGAAATAAATGTTTTTCAAAAGAAAGAAAAAAGTAAAGCCTTACCACGTAGATACATCGCAGAAAGGCTTTGAGTATGTTGGCATTAAATTGACAGAACAACAATTCCAAGATTTATGTGATCTGAATTTTCTGTGGATAGAAAATAAGAACAGGCAATTGTCACCGGTATTTCATATTCTTGTTCTTATGAAAGTACTAGGTTTACTGCCACCCGAAATGATAAATGATAGCAGCAGAAATAACACTTCCAACGACTACTGTAATGATCGCAAGGAATTGCTTCAACGTAAATTTGGCAGAATTAGAAACTGATTCTTTAATTTGTTTGCTTTTATTTGTGAATGCTTCGTGATATTTTTTCATTCCTAAGTCTGTAACATGTGCATCGTATGTTGATTGAATTATATAGTGCTTGTTTTTAAGTGAATTTAAAAACGGAAATAAAGATAAATCATCACAGTCCAGTTTGTCACGAACACTTATAAGCATAGCATTGCGTTCTTCATCCATGCATTCAATAATTGCTTTTAATACAGCTGCTTCTGATAACATAACGTACCTCACTCGCTTAAAAGATTAATCAATTCAATAACATGTTTCTTTTTGGCATCGGACAGTCCGAAGTATTTCTTTAATGCATCGGACAGTTCGGTGTCTTTTCTTATCTGTGCAATCAAATGTGCAGATTCATCGGAAAAATCTTGTTCCGGCTCTTTCCCTGTCATCAGATAATCTACAGATACGTGAAAGAAATCTGCGATTTTTCGCAAATTTTCAGCATTAGGAGTACTTTTATCCAGTTTGCTTGCGTATCCCTTTGCGAAACCACATTCAGTTTCTAATGCATTTAATGAAGTTTTCTGTTCTTTACAAAGTATTTTAACTCTTTCTCGTAATGTCATTTTTGTTTCCTTTCAATTCTGAAAAAAACGCAAAAATAGTACTTGACATTCTGAAAATATCGCTTATAATGTAACTATCAGTACTGAAAATAACGCAACAAAATAAGGACATAAAGAATGCCCAAGTTTATTTTTTATGATTTTGTGTGGTAGCTTGATTATAGAATATATTCAGAAGTATGTCAATAATGTTGTGATATTTTCAGTAAAAATATGAAAGGAGGTATCGAATGATGATTTACGACAAGGTGAAAGCCTTGGCAAAAAAGCGAAATGTTTCCATTCGCAAAATCGAAATAGATTGCGGATTTTCGCAAGGTAGTGTTTGTAAATGGAATGAAGTTTCTCCATCTGCCGAAAAAGTGAAAAAGGTCGCTGATTATTTAAAAACTTCGGTAGATGAAATTTTGAAATCCGATTAACAAGAAAAGGAGATATATGAACGAATTAATACCAATTAATTACGATGGCGAGCAGCCTACAGTATCAGCCAGAGAGTTACATAAATCTCTTGAAATCAGTAAGCGATTTTCAGCATGGTTCGAAACGAACTCTCAAGGGTTCATTGAGAATGAAGATTACACCAGCGTACTTACAGGTACGGAGGTTCAGAACAATGGTGGAGTGCAGATTAGAGAATTGCAGGATTATTCTTTATCGGTAGATATGGCGAAGCACATTTGCCTTATGAGTAGAACTGAAAAAGGAAAAGAATGCCGACAGTATCTCATCGACCTCGAAAAAGCATGGAACACACCAGAACAGGTTTTTGCCAGAGCATTGAAGATGGCAGACCGGACGATTGCGAAGCTGAAAGACACAAATAAGTCTCTTGCGGAGAAAATTGAAGCTGATAGACCAAAAACAATTTTCGCAGATGCTGTATCCGCAAGTCATACATCAATTCTTATCGGTGACTTGGCGAAACTTATTTGCCAGAACGGATACCAGATAGGACAGAAACGATTATTCCAGTGGATGAGAGACAATGGCTATTTGATGGTTTCTGGAAGTTCACGAAATATGCCGAAACAGAAATACGTTGAGCAAGGATTATTTGAAATCAAAGAATCTAACGTTCAGAATCCAGATGGTTCAGTGAGAATCACACGCACGACAAAAGTCAGTGGGAAAGGACAGTTGTATTTCGTGAATAAGTTTCTGGGGCAGGAAGCTGAAAAAGCAGACGGTGATTGAGAAAGGAGTCATAAATGTGTTGAAACAGTTTTTAAAAAGATTATTCGAACCGCGGATTGTAAGAATCCCAGATAAAACAAGAGTAATGTGCTTTTCAAAAAATGGGAAACAGTACTTAAAAGTATTTAATACCGAAAACGGTGCAAGCATTTGCTTCCAAGTGATATCCATAGATTATGAAAACAGTGATTTAAAGAATGAATATTACCCAGAAACAATGTTTGCAGATATTGAAAGTAATCAAAGCGTTACGATTTTAAACCAATAGGTATAATCGTTGCATTTTGAACACTTAGGGATGGACTTACCAGATTTTACAGTTCTTTTGGAATTGCAATTACAACAAGCGAAAACGGTAGTTTCGGATACTTTTTCACCAGAGCGGTAAAAACCATCCATGTAAGGAAGCAATATCAAATTCTTATCTCCTTTCAAGTTACTCGGCATGGCGATGCCTGTACTTACATTATAAAGAGATAAGAAGTCAAACTCAACAGAAAGGAGATATATGAACAAATTACAGATTTTCAATTCAGCAGAGTTCGGAGAAATTCGAACAGTGACTATTGACAATGAACCTTGGTTCGTTGGAAAAGATGTGGCATTAGCACTTGGATATTCCAATGCGAGTAAAGCAGTTTCAGTTCATGTTGAAGAAGAAGACAGAATTTTAAAGGTTCTTGAAGCAGATTCCCAAAATGGGAATGTGGTAAAAACTCAAACAGCACTCATCAACGAATCTGGCTTATACGCTTTAATCTTCGGAAGCAAACTTGAATCAGCTAAAAGATTTAAACACTGGGTAACTAGTGAAGTCCTCCCAACAATCCGTAAGACAGGCTCTTATCAGAAACCAATGACCACAGCAGAGCAGATTCAGTTGTTGGCTCAGGGGAATCAAGACCATGAGGAGCGAATCGAGAAACTTGAGAATACCATGACCATTGATTACGGTCAGCAGAAGTACATCAGTGATCTAGTTTCCAAGGTGGTGATCGAGGTTCTGGGTGGAAAGAAATCCAATGCTTATGATGAGATTGGAAAGAAAGTATTTGCAGAATGCAACAGGGATGTAAAGACTTACTTCGATGTAAATGCCAGAAATAACATTCCGAAATTGAGATACCAGGAAGCAGTCGAATACATCAAAGGATGGACACCGTGTACCAACACAAAGATGATGATTCGCGACTGCAATGCCCAGATGACAATGTAGGAGGTGTGAAAGTGAAGAGTGCCGATGAAACAATTATCAAGTTCAGAAATGGCAAAGAATTGCATATGCCGCCCGAAATGTACGAAGAAATTGGAACTAAAGGAAAAGGTATTGTGGAGTGTAGTTGGACAGAAGGTGAATATGACTTCAAAGTTCAGTTTTCTTTGGAGGATGTGCTCCACATCACAAGAATAACGCGGAACACATCCAACAAATGTAATTAGTTATCGACGCTAGGCTGTTTAACAGCTTTGAAATTCTTTACTTTCTCTTTATCAAGTTCATTGAGAAAGTAATCTTCATCATGGGAATCCAGAAGATCAACAAATTCTGCGCGGTATTTGAAGTATCTCTGGCAGATATGAGGATTATCCAGATTTCCCGGTAATTCAGCACATAATTTAGCAACAGCCAGATCATGAGCAATTTGGTTAATATCCATTGGTCACACCTCCTTCCCATAGAAGATTATACCACAGAAAGGAGTATAGCATGAGTGGTTTTAATACAAAAATAGATACCCTGTATCAGTTATGCAGGAAAGTGCAGGAAAGAAATCTCACGACTGTAAATTTCAGTGTTACAAATTATGAACACGGTCGATTTGTGAGCGTTAGTATCTACGATGAATTTTTTGATGGCGATCAAAAAGGAGTTATGTATAACATTTCGGAAAATGGCTATCAGGAAGAAGAGAATTTCATCAGAGTCAAAAAGCATCTTGAGAAAATTTTAATGGAGGGAAAATGAGTAAGTTCGAATATGTACCGGAAAACATGGGCGAAGAATTTGCTTTTCTGGCAGGGAGAGTAGCCGCACTCGAAGCAATGCTGAATGCAGATAATTCAGATTTTATTGACAAAAAAGATGTAGCTTTAATTTTAGGTATCAGCTACATTCCGAAAAAAGACTAAGGTTGCCCCGGAGGTGAAGCAACACCTACCGGAGCACGTATCTAACTTAATTGGGTAAGTTAAATACAGGTAAAGTATAACATACCTTCCTGTATTTGAAAAGAAAATTTATACCAGGAGGGCATTTTTTATGTCTAAAATCACAAAACACACCGAAAACGTAACTAAAAACCAGAGCCTTGCAAGCGAAATCATCGCAGATCAGGCGGCAAAAACAAAACGTCTGGAAATCGCAGTTGTAGCGCTATCAGTAGTTTTACTTGCAATAGCAGCAACAAAAAGAAAGAAGTGAGGGATATGAGAAAAAGAATGTATTTTATCGGAGTGATGGCACAGGTTGGAACATTTTCCACGATTGCATTATTACTCTGGTGGATGACGAAAATGGATGTACTTAAGCTGTTCTGCATAAGTGCGGTGGTGTCTTCAATGATATCCCTTCCTATTTTAATGCAGATAGAAAGGTGGGTAAACGGAGTTGAATAAACTTTCAGAAAACAATCAGGCAACACTGATTGGGACGATTGAATCCAAGTTTGAATTTAGCCATGAAACATATGGAGAAAAGTTTTACACAATGCAGGTATCGGCAAAACGACTGAGCGATACAAAGGATATTCTTCCAGTTATGGTATCCGAAAGGCTTATTGATGTAACACAGGACTATACCGGAGAAATGGTTGAAGTTTACGGACAGTTCCGTTCTTACAACAAGCACGATGACAAACACAGTAAATTAATTCTCTTTGTTTTCGCAAGAGAAATTAAATTTGCAGAGGAAGGTACATATCACACCAATAATATTCTTTTGGACGGATTTATCTGTAAACCGCCAGTATACAGAAAGACACCAAACGGAAGAGAAATCGCAGATATCCTTCTTGCAGTAAACCGTCCACATGGAATATCTGACTACATACCGTGCATTTGCTGGGGAAGAGATGCCAGATATATTGGCGGCTGCGAAGTTGGAGATAACATTCTTTTGCAAGGAAGAATGCAGAGCCGAGAATACACAAAAAAAGTTGAAACTGAGGTTGAAAAAAGAACGGCTTATGAAGTTTCAGCATATTGGTTGGAGGATAAAACAGCATGAAAACAGTAGAATTGAAACAGCTTAATATTGAAAACTACAAGAAGTTTGAGTCTGCGGAGTATCAGTTTGCACCACGAACAATGGTGTCCGGCAGGAACCGTCAGGGTAAAACAACATTGATGGACGCATATTTTGATACGCTGACCGAAAAGCTTGCAGACGGTACATCTCCGAATAATGTCAGAAGAAAAGAAGGCGGAGAAGAAGTTGAAGGTGTCGTATCCAGAGAACTCACACTTCTGATTGATGGAGAGGAAACCGTGATCCGTAAGGAAACGAAGAAAGGTAAAACTTCTAGTACCACAAAATATCAGGTTGATGGGTTTGATTACAACCAGACGAAGTATAAGGAATTTTTAAAAGGAATATCAGACTCAGAAACCATTATGATGTGTAGCAATGCCAGAGTATTCCTTAATGAACTTCGAAAATCAACAGCAAGTGCCAGAGCAATGCTTGAAAAGATGGCAGGGTTCAATGCGGATAAAGTATTACAGGACAATCCAGAAGTTTCGGAAATCATCAAGAATCATTCTGTCGAGGAAGTTGTGAAAAAATTCAACAAAGACAGAAAAGATATCCAGAAGAAAATTAGCGCAAAAAAGGTTGAGATTGATACCGTAAAAAAACAAGGAATACCAGACGCAGCAGTTCTTGAAGAAAAGAGAGGACAAGTTTTAAATCATTTGATCGAGCTGAGACAGAAAGAACAACGGCTGAGTGATTCTGGAAAAGCATATGCTGAACTTTCCTATGAAATTGTAGGCCTTAAGAAGTCCAGAGATGCGATCATTTCAAATGCAGCAGAAGCATTACAGGAAGAAAAGAGAAAAATCGTTTCCTTATTAAATGACAGGCAAATCGAAAAGATGAAAGAAGAAAATCATCTGCGTAATCTTGAAAACGAATTGTCCAAAACCGAAAATCCAAAACGCCTTGAGTCGATGATTTTGCAGTTACAGAAAAAATATAAAGCACAGTATGCGGCAGAATATGATAACAGCTCTAAACTGGAAGATATTCAGAATGAACAATTCGACCCTACGGTTGCCATTTGCCCGACTTGTGGTCAGGTTCTTCCGGCAGACGAAATGGAACGACTTAAAGCAGAATTCGAACAGAAAAAGCAGGAGAGAATCAAAGCTGAGTTGGACAAAAAAACAGATTTCGAGAATGCAAAACAGCAGAATCTCAGAGAAATCAATGAAGAAGGTAAAAAAACAGTAGAGGAAAAGAAAAAAGCCGAAATCAAGAGAGAACAGCTGGAAAAAAATATTGAGGCATCTAAGAAAAGCATTGCAATCCTTTTGACCGAAATTTCAAAAACTAGCAAAGAATTAGAAAGCATTGCGGAGCCAGACGTGTCTGGAAACGAAGAGTATCAGGCAGTTGTAGCAGAAATCCAAAAGAAACAGGAACAGCTTGATGGACTGACTAATAATTCTGAGGAAAATGCAGCAGTTCAGGCAGAAAGAATGTCTGCCGAAAAGGAACTTACAGGAATCGAAACAAAAATTGAGATGGCAAAACAGGCAGTTCAGAAACAGACAGAAACGCTCGAACAACTAAATGCGGACAGAAAGAAATTAAGTCAGGAAGATTCCAATATTCAGCAGAAACTTGACATGTTGAAAGAATTTTCCATCAAAAAGAATCAGAAGCTTGCAGAAGCAATCAATCCACTTTTCAAGCACTTTCAGTTTCAGTTTTTGGACTATACGCAGGACGGTGAGCCGGTGGAAGTTTGCAAGATGATTTGTGACGGAATCGGATATTTTGATGGATTGAATCACTCTGATCAGATTCTATGCAACATCGACCTCGTGACTGGATTGCAGGAATTGAACGGCTTAAACTTGCCAATTTGGGTTGATGATGTTGAAAGTGTGAATGCTGACAGAATACCAGATACAGGCAGACAGATGATTCTACTTAAAGTTTCCGACGATGAATTAAAAGTGGAGGGAATTTAATATGGCGACAACTACATATAACATTCCAGAAGCAATCAAAGCACAGGACTGGTACTGCAAAACAAAGATATTACCACGTTTTGCACCGGGCAATGGCGTCTGTTGGGACTGCCACCAGAATATCTATTCCGAGAAAGGACAGACACGGTATGGAAAAGAAATACACGGGTATTCCGTTGAAAGTGCAGCAGGGCAGTTGATTACGGGTTGCCCGTTCTGTAATAGAAGTTATTGCGATTAAAGTGCAATAGATTGGTGTGGTTGGCTTTGCAACGGCAAAGTGAAGTAATGACAAGCGAAGCAAGGTTTGGAATGGCAAAGGAATAGCTTAGAAGGGAACGGCGTGGCGACGGATTAGCCGAGAATTGAATTGCGGTGGAGAAGCGTAGAAATGCACAGAAACGTAACGGAACAGATATGTGGGGAACCGCACTGCAACGGATTAGCGAAGCTGAGAAAAGCCAAGGAAGAGCAGTGAAAAGAACAGCGCAGCAATGGAATAGCTTAGAGAATCGAAGAATTGCAATGGAGGAGCATGGCCTTGACAAGCAAAGTATTAAGCAAAATAAAAAAATCGGAGGAATATGAAATGAAAGAATTAAAAGTCAGATTAACATTTTTAGAGGAAGTTCTGGGGACTGCAAATGCAGAAAAAGACATTCACGAGAAGTTTATAGCATCTAAAGCACCAGATGCACCTTCCAGAGAACAGGAAGTTGAAGCTTTAGGAGTTGAAGAAGTTATTGAAAAAGGTCGAACAGTATTTCCAAAAGATGATAACGGCAATCCGTTCCTTTGGGACTACCAGATCAGAGGATTCTTTAAGTCAGCTGCACAGGCCGGTTCCTATATCGGCGGAGCAAAGAAACTTGCAGCTTATAAGAAAAAAATTGACTTACTGGTATTTGTAAACGAACGCAAAATTCCGTTTGTTCTTCCAGAAGGTACAGAACTTTCTGATTGTCAGAGACCACTGAGAGCGCAGACAGCACAGGGTGAAAGAATCTCTTTGGCAGACAGCGAAACTGTGCCGGCAGGTTCGACAGTAGAATTTACAATCAGAGTACTTGATGATTCACTCATGAAATATGTAATTGACTGGCTTGATTATGGAGAGTTTAACGGCATTGGTCAGTGGCGAAACTCAGGTAAAGGCCGTTTCAAATGGACTGAAATCACAGAATAAGCTACGGCATGGCTGATTGTAGTTATGATAGGTAAAGTAAAGGCACAGAATTGCTGGGTAATGATTTGCTTCGGCGAAGCGTAGCAAAGTAATGTATCGGAGTGGTACTGAGAAGCGCAGAAGGTCAAAACTATGGAATAGAAAAGAGTTGATACGTTTTGGCAAAGTAAAGAGAGGTTTCGCATAGTGAGGTAGCGGAGAAGCGCAGAAGGGCAATGTGATGTAAAGAAATGTAAAACATTGGCGAAGTAGGGCAGGGCAAAGATACGTATAGGCGAAGCACAGAGTAGAATAAAAAAGTAAAGTATAGCAACGGCACTGAGTAGAACGACGTAGTTATAGCAAAGAATTGCGCTGAGTAGAGAAGATGAGCGATGGATAGGCAGAGCGTAGCTTGACAATGATTTGTTTTGACGAAACTCAGAACTGAACAGAAATGCAAACAAAAATGAGTTGATTAATATAAGAAAAGGAGAATTAAAATGGCAGAAAACACACAGGTAGCAAATTTTAACACGCAGCTTTCCTATTACACAAATCGTTATGTCGATTTAATGGAAAGAGATTTAACTTCAAGAGGAATGGAGTTTGATTCCTATTCAAAAGATTGTGTAGTAGCGGCAATGGGATCTATTTTCCAGATGGTGCATGAGAGTGGAGTGAGTTTTGAAGCAATCAATGGCTCTAACCTTAAATTCATTCTGAGTAAAGTCGCAGCATTAAAACTGAACGCAAACGCACAGCCGAGAGAATGTTATTTCCAGATCAGAAATGTAAATGTAGCAGCGAAAGGGCAGAAACCTCAGTGGGAAAAGAAAATCGAATTTGCGATTGAGGGTGACGGAAACGATGCTCTTGTAAGCAGATATGGTGTCAATGTAGCTAAAGTATTTCCATATTGGAAAGTAAGAGAGGGAGATAAGTATATCCCACCGAGACATAAAGGTGTGGAAATTACACCACCAGAATGGGAAGAATCCGGAATTGGAAAAGTTGTTCGCGTGGTATATCCAATTCAGTATAAGGACGGACATATTGAATATCTTTCTTGTGAAAGAGCAGACGTGCTGAAGAATCTTGCAGCACATATCAAGAACAATCTTCAGAATGAAACTTTTGGCATTTGTGCAGACAGATATAAAGCTACAGATGCACAGAAAGCTCAGATTGAAGCAAAGAAAAAAGAAGTTATGAAAAAAGTTGCTGAAATCGGAGAGCTGGAAGCAATTATTGATTGTGAAGAATTAAGACCGTACATTTCCCCGTCGTACTACGAAACACAGTCGAGAGAATCTATGATTGTTCGTAAAATGCGTAACAACATTATGAAGTCCATTCCTAAGAAATGGGATAATCCGGTGCAGGCTTATGAATATAACACGATGGATGCTACGTATAGAGAAGTACAGGAAGAAATCGAACAGCACGCCAACAAAGAGGAATTCATCCCAGAACCAATGGCAATCGAGGAACAGCCGAAACAGCCAACAGTCGCAGAAGCCGTAAAGACTGCCGAGAAAGAACCAGTTCCGGCAGCAGTTGTTGAGCCAGAGATTCCAGATTTTATGAAGCAGGAGGAATAACGAGGTGATAGCATGATCGGGACGTTAGAAGAAGTCATGAAGGATATGAAATATGGCGTACTTGATTTTACAAAGGACGGTAAATGCAGTGGTTGTGGACAATGTTGTAGCAACTACTTGCCAATATCCAGTAAAGAAATTAAAGAAATTAAACGTTACGTAAAGAAGCATCATATCACTGAACAGAAGCATAATTATCCTTCAGTTGTGGCATTTGACCTTACTTGCCCGTTCCTGGATGATTCCAAGGCAAAAGAAAAATGTCTTATATATCAAGTGAGACCTGAGATATGCAGAGATTTTGTCTGCAACAATCCAAACGGGGCAATCACAAACAAGAAACTTATGCATAAGAAGTACGCAGCAGTAGATATGCAAGAAATATTTTTTGGAGGCAACGGGAATGAACAATAAAGAAATTTTACAGAAAGCAAAGGAACTGGTTGAACTTCTGGAAAAGCAGGAAGAAACCGGAAATGTTGAGTTGTCAATGCTGAAACGTGGAGATGTTTTTCAGACCACTGGGAAGCGTAAATACAAGGTTCTGGAACAGTATGGAGAGACAACGAAAATTATTTCACTTGATCTGGTGAAAGAAAATGTAAAATTTGGTGATACCTCAGATTACAAAACATCAAAGATAAAGAAACTGTGTGACACTGAAATTCTGAAAGACTTCGAAAAAGAATTCGGGGCAGAAAATATCGAAACACACACAGCAGATATTATCACTGCGGATGGACAGAAATTAGGGACTGTTGATTGTAAAATTCGACCGATTACGTTTGATGAAGCACGAGAATACACAGATATTACACCGAACAATGATCTGAACGATTGGTATTGGACATTATCGCCATGGTCAACGAAAGAACGTGGATGGGAGAAAGCCTATACCGTTGTTTCCCCTTCGGGCATTATCGGCTACAATTGCTACGACGTAAATGGTGTTCGCCCAGTTTGTATCTTAAAATCTAATATCTTTGTATCTAAGGCGGAGGAATGATTATGAAGAAAAATCTGAAATATTTTGAGGATGAATTATCCCGATTAAGTAAAGAGTTCGCAGAATTTAAGAAAGAGCACATCGGAAAGCCGGAAATCGGAAAAGCTATTGAACTTGCTGGTATGGAATGGCTGATTCTGGATAAGACAGAAAAAGGATATTTTGCCATTTTGAATGGATTTGATGGAAAAGAAAGAACATTTGATTCAGATTCAAATAACTGGATTTCAAGTAAACTGAGAAATGAGTTAAACACTCGTTTTCTTAAAAAAATTACGGACGAGTTTGGAGAAAATGCAGTTATTGAGTTTGATCGAGATTTACTTTCTTTGGACGGCCAGACAGAATACGGACATTGTAAAGATAAGATTTCGATTTTGACGGTGGATGAATACAGAAAATACAGAAAATTCCTTCCAAATATGGATAAATGGTGGTGGCTGCTTACTCCATGGAGTACACCAGCAAATGGTTACAGTACAACAATTACCGTTGTTTCCCCTTCGGGCTTTATCGGCCGCTATTACTGCGGCGCGAATGGTGTTCGCCCAGTTTGTATCTTTTCTTCTTCAATCTTTGAATCAGGAAATGATGATTGATGGCGAATGAAGATTTAAAGGTAATAACAAAGGCCAAGCAACTTGCAAAGCATACATTAATAGTTACGAGTAATGCCAGACGATACCCGAAGAAATACAGATTTTCACTTGTAGATAAAATGCAAAATAAAGCATTAAAAATCTACGAGTTGCTTTTTGAAGCCAACCGAACTGATCTGAAAGATTATAAAAGAGAACGATTAGAGCTTCAAACAAAAGCCATTACTCATTGCGATGAGTTAATGTACTTTATAGAACTTTCATATGAATTAGGAATTATCAACTCCGGTGGAATGGAGTCATGGTCACAAATGGTCAAAGATATAAAGTACATGACTATTTCATGGAGAACAAAAGACAGAAAAAGATAATTTTCACAGGTTATGCACTGCGAATACCGTTGTTTCCCCTTCGGGCAATATCAACAACAATTACAACAACGAAAATGGTGTTCGCCCAACATGGATCACATGCAGACAGAGTAAGCGTAAAGCTGAAATCAGAAAAGATACAAGCAAATGCATAACCTTTCCGCAATGGACAAATATAAAGGAACAAAAACAATGGATAAAGAAATTGTCACAAATTTTGAGAATTTATATCGTTCTTACAAGGAGGTTAAGAGCGGTAAGAAATTTAATTCAGGTACTGCAAGATTTTCTAATTTGTCTCTTGAAGGCATTCATCTCTTGAAGGAACAATTGGAAAGTCAAACGTATACCATAAATCCGTATAATAAATTTCAAATTCATGAGCCAAAAGAGCGAACGATAGAATCATGTGCATTTAAGGACAAAGTAGTGCAGAGATGCTTTTCTGATTACATTCTGACACCGAAACTTGAAAATATCCTGATTAAATGGAACACTTCCGGGCAGCAAGGAAAAGGGCAACATATAGCGATGGACGGGTTAAAAAATCAAATGTTGGATTTCTATAAAAGAAATGGAATGAATAGTTGGATTGTAAAATGTGATATTCACAAATACTTTTATTGCATAGACCATGAAATCATGAAAGATGTTTTGGATTATTATTTTGATGATGATTTTACAGTCTGGTTGAACCATTTGTTTATTGACAGTACAGGTAATCCCGGGCTTCCATTAGGAAATCAGGTAAATCAGAAGTACGCATTGTTGCTTTTGCATTCACTGGATCAGATGATAACGATTGAATTTGGAAATCCATATTACGGACGATACAACGATGATTTTTATGTGATTTGTAAAACGAAAGAAGATGCCAGAGAAATTCTCGAAGCAATCCGAATGATGATTGAAAGTCTTAGATTGGAATTAAACCCTAAATCACAAATTGTACCATTTCGCATGGGATTGTGTTATCTGGGCTTTCATCATTACGTGACTGATGAAGGAAAATATATCAGAAAATTGCGTGGTGATAAGAAAAGAAAAACACAGAGAAAAATCCGAAGATGGGTACGGGCAGTGAATGACGGGAAGATGTCGATAGAAAAATTCCATGAAAAATACGGAGCATGCAAGAATCATATGCTTCATGGAAATTGCACCAAACTATGTCATAGTATTGATTCGGAAATTAAAAGGAGGATAAAATGAGATTAGTAAGTCAGGATGGAAAATTTGATGTTCCTTATGAAATCGCAGCATTAAGTAGAACAGGAAATATCATAAGAGCATATGTGCCGATAGTAGGTGAAAAAGGAACGGTCATGGCTCATTATTCGACAGATGGAAAAGCCATGCAGGTTATGGAAATGTTACACGATGCTTATCATGATGCAAAAAAATCCAATAGTTCATCAACATTGTATTTTCCAAAGGATGATGAAGTATGAAAGTGTTAGGAAAAGCAATCAACTGGGATGCACTAATCAACATTCAAATGACGTTAAAAGATTTTAAATTACTTATAGATTGCTTGATTTCGACTCCATATGCAAGATTGGAAAAGCTGGAAGGAAACAATGAAATGCCGTATTCGTATGATGATATGGAAGAAACAATCAAACAGACGGAGAAAATATTGGAAGATTTAACGATGCATAAATAATGAAAGCGAGGTGATACCATTTGTTCATGCGAGTAATTTCAACAGGAAGTACTAAAGGAAATTGCTACGCTTTGCAGTCAAGTACAGGCGAGATTGTTCTTCTTGACTGCGGATGCAACTACAAGAAAATCCTTAGAGGGATTGACTACCAGATAAGCAATGTTTCTGGCGTACTTCTCTCCCATGAACACGGAGATCACACTGGCAATCATAACAAAACTGTTCGTGAAATCATGAACACTGGAATCACGGTCTATACCGGAGCAGAAACAATCAAAAATTTAGGCATAACGGACGGAGCCATAAAAGCTGTCACTAAAAAGAGGTATTTTAAAATCGGTTCCTTCAGCGCAGTTCCGTTCAATCTGCCACATACATCCGCAAATAAAGAACCGTGTCCGAACTTCGGGTATCTGGTGGAACATGAAGAAATGGGAAAGCTTCTTTATCTGACAGACTTTGAGCATTGCAGGTACAAATTCAAATCAATGGGACTTAATCATTTGGTTATTGGTTGTAATTACTGCGAGGAGCTGATAGACAGAAACAACTCGAAGTGGGAGCACCAGATCACTGGGCATTGCTCTTTATCAACTTGCAAGCAATTCATTAAGGAAAATCGCACAGAATCACTTCGAACAGTAACACTGGTACATTTAAGTGGGGATTCATCTGATGCCTGTAAAATACAGAAAGAAATACAGGAAGTCGCAGGAAGTAATGTTCTGGTCCAGATCGGACAGGCTGGACTGGAAGTAGATTTTAATTTGTGCCCGTTCTGAAAGGAGAAATTTTATGGAAATGACAGATTGTAGCAAATGCAGGTTTCGTAACTGCTGTACGTTAGCATGGGATTACGGTTCCCTGTATTGCAATGATTATGAGGAGGAAGATATATGAAAGAATGGTCAGAAAAATCTCTTGCCGCAGAGGGATATAAACTTATGAATGCCGAAATCACATGTGTATCATTGAATTTCAGAGACCACGGAGTACTTACACTTGACTTATCTCTTTCCGGTGGTGGATGGGGATGCGTATACGGCGGATATGTACTTGGAAATGGTTATCTCGGAGCAAGAGAATTTAAAGGTTCTGCATCTGGACTTGAAGCAATCATGCGAATTATGGACATAGTTGGAGTCGAGGATTTGATTAATCTCAAAGGAAAACATGTTAGGGTTGCTACAAAAGGATGGGGAAATAGTGTAAAAATCATTGGAAATTTTATCAAAGATGATTGGTTTGATTATGAAAGCTTCTTTGAAGATAAAAAGAGGGAGGATGAAACATGAAAGTTTTCTTGAAAGTGTTGAGCAAATTAAAGAAACCGTCAACTCACAGTAATCCAGAAGACGTTGATCCGTTGTTCTGTCGGTACAACAAGGGCTGGAATGATGCAATCGAAAAGGTTGAGGAGCTGCTTTGTTCGTCTGGTTTATCGGATGCATGGATTCCGGTAGACGTGAAACTGCCGCCGGAACCAAAACCTAATCATATTTTTAAAGGAGACATATATTTGATTGCTACCGAAAAAGGAACAATTCCATTCAGAGCAATGTGGAATGGAGAATATTTTACAGACGGTTTCGAAAAATTGAAAGTAATTGCATGGATGCCTTTGCCAGCTATGCCAGAACCGTACAAGGAGAACAAACATGAATAAAGTAATTTTGATTGGACGTTTGGCAAAAGACCCAGATGTCCGAATTGGAACAAACAATACAACGATTGCCAGATACACACTTGCAATCAACCGTAAGTATCACAAAAATAATGAACCCACGGCTGATTTTATCGGTTGTGTGGCTCTTGGGAAGAACGGTGAGTTCGCTGAAAAGTATCTGCATCAAGGAATCAAAATCGCAGTCATCGGAAGAATCCAGACTGGCAGTTATACTAACCGCGATGGGAAGAAAGTGTACACCACTGATGTAATAATCGAGGAACAGGAATTTGCGGAAAGCAAGAAGAGTCAGTCAGAAGAACAGTCGCAGCCACCAGTTCCAAGTCCAGAACAGGACACAAGCGGATTCATGGATATGCCGTCAATTATGGATGACGAACTTCCGTTTAATTAAGGAGTGATGAAATGAAACCAGTTTTAGAAACAAAATTCGCATACAAAGGTTATCCATGTGTAGTTCTGTTTATGCCATTGGGATATAGATGTGGATATGTTGGTACAACTGAGAAAGATTTTAATTACTACAGTAAATCAGAAGATGTAATTAATCTTTTTACTACTTGTCCTGTTCGAATTACTTATTCCGAACCAAAATTGCAAGGAGAATATGATGGGAAAACATGGTGGATTGGTTTCGACCATGGGGGTGGTAACGAAGGCAGAGATTGGGAATCAGCCGAGTATTATTATAGCGAAAGCCCTGATTGGCAAAGACTCATTAAGCCATTAGCAAATATATGTAAAGAATCTGGAATGCAGTTTCCACCTGCGGTTTCAAAATATGAAATTATTGAAGAATGCAAGAAAATTGTAGACCAGATCGTAAAGGAGTGATACTGGGTGGATTATAAAAAGATTCGTCAGGTTAAGGCTATCGAAGCAAGCAATAAGAAAATGCTTTTAAAAGTCAATCCCAAATTGGATGATGGGGCCGGGATATACATGCTGTGGCGAACGGAAACCCACGGGTACGTAGGACAGTCGAAAGAAATATTAACCAGGCTAGCACAACATATGACTGGATATGAGCAACATATTGACCTTTCTATGAAAGCTCATGGGCTGTATTCAGAAAGCAATAAGAGCGGTTATAAGATTGATTTCTTTCATTGCCCGATTGATGAACTTGACGAGAAAGAAAGAGAGTACATTCAAAGAGCGATTGATGCCGGATGGATTATAAAAAACAAGACGGGTGGCGGACAGGATGAAGGAAAAGAAAAGATTGCTGATTACCGACCAGCAAAAGGTTATCGCGATGGGTTGAAGCAAGGCAAAATTGCCCTTGCAAGAGAATTAAAGCATATCATTGATACTCACTTAAATGTGTCAATCAAACCAGAGAAATCAAACAACAAGGTGTCTATAAAGGCACTTGAAAAATTCAACAATCTTCTTGATGAAGAATCTTACAAATGATAAAGCTGCCGGTTCTGGCAGAAAAAATCCCAAATAATTACAACTAAATATGCGCACGCTCTCTGGGATTGGAACAGTGAAACTTGTTTCCCGTCATATCACGCTATCCGGTTCCAGAGGTAAAAAGAAAAGAGGTAACTATGGTAAGTAAATATAACACCGAAAGAAAGTATCTCGAGGGACAAGAGAACAGAAAAGAAATTTATCTGTTTCTTATCAGATATTTTACAAAATATGGATACGCGCCGTCATTTAAAGAAATTGTCGAAAACCTTGGCATATCAAAAGCAACTGTGCAACGACATATGAGACAGCTTGAACTTGATGGATTGATTGCTACTGCACATCCGAATGCTCCACGAGCGTTCCGCCTTGTTGGATATGAATATCAGAAGGTGGAAGAAGTATGAGAATATACAGTGTTTTCGAGAATGAACAGTGGAATGGCGATATGACCACTGATGATATTTCACAAATGCTGAAAGGATTGGTGAGAGCATGAACAGGGCAGAGAGAAGAAGACAGCAGAAAGCATCTGAGAAAACACGCTTAAATGCACCGTACAATTTCAGCAATTTCAGCCTGGAACAAATTTCAAAGGTGACAGGTGCAAGAGTTGAGTCATTAAAACTGTATCTGATGCAACGTGAAGATGAAATGCGCAAGGAAATATCGGAAGAACTTATTTCGGAATCACAAGAAAAGCTGTGGAAAGCAGAGGACTATATCGCAGTGGCAAATGTTCTTATCAGTCTGTTTGCAATTAAGAAAACATGGGGATTTACAAAATCCAATCAGAGATTCTTAGAAAACCTAAACTCTGCCAAAGAACACATTGAAGAAGTTGGAATTGAAAAAGCATACCAAGAAGCAAAAGAAACAATGGGAATTAAACTTGAATTTGATTCCATAAATATAAATAAAGAATTTGGATTTGGAGAAAGTGAGGACTAATCATGGCAGAGAATTGCAATGAAAACTGTATTGAATGGATCAAAGGAAGCGAGTTTGCAGGAGTTACTGCTTCTGAAATTGCATTTAAAAATCAAGTTCTTGAACTTGCAAAGAAGCGACCAGAAGACGTTAAGATTATTGCCATGAATAATGATGGCTCTATATATGCTCATGTTCCAAGAAAATATGTAAAATTACGAGCACCACGGATTCTGACAGAAGAACAGAGAGTTGAACTGGTGGAACGTGGAAAGAATATGTCCAGAAATAAATCAACTGATTGTGAAGAAACGTCAGATTTCGATTCTGACAATGAAGATGAGGAAATGTTCGATGTTTAATGAAAGAATGGGAATTAATGTTGAAAATGGTAAAAGTAGGATTTGCCCTAAATGCGGGAATCGTTTTCATGTTTTTGCAGATTATAACCGGCATTGTGGAGGAGATTTATATTGGTGCGAATGCACAGAATGTAAAACCATTACAAAAATACATCACAGTAAGGAAGCTGCAATAGTGGCTTTTAAGGAAGGATTGGTGCACAAAAATGAGCAAAGTGAACATATATGGGCTTAAAGCATATATAAGTAAAACGTTTGATTTGCATGTTGGCAAAAGAATCAAATACGTAGAACGTGGTGGAGAAGAAAAAGAGCATATCTATGAGGTAAAACAGCTTTTTCCGCATTGCGTTTTACTGGAAGATATTTTCGATCATACAAGAATTTGCCCTTGTTACAGCAAATTAAGCTTGATGTTAAGGGGAATTGAATAAGAATCTGGTTAAGAAGATGGGAGTATAGATGATTAAAAGAAAGGAATAACACTTATCCTCGTGAAACGAGGTTCCGCCTAATCAGAATAGGCTGGGTAAAATTTGATAAATGCTAGACTGGAATGCCTTGGTTCTCCTGCGTAGTGCAGAATAGACTAACGGTCAGAGGTAATAACTCCCAGGGCTACAAAGCAGATTGTAAAATTGCCATACGGATAATTGTAGTATGGCGTGTGAAAGAATTAATTGAAAAATCCATAGATAGGTTGAAGCTGGCAAGTGATATTTCACTGAAACATTATAGCAAACCACTTATATGTGAGTATTCCGGTGGGAAAGATTCAGATGTACTTCTGGAACTATTCAAAATATCCGGAATCCCGTTCGAGGTTCATAATTCACATACCACTGTTGACGCACCGCAGACAGTAAGGCATATCAAAAATGTGTTTTCCGAATTGTCGGGCAAAGGCGTTAAATGTGAGATTGACTATCATGTGCAGGAAAACAATAACCGTCTTACAATGTGGAATCTTATCCCCAGAAAGCTAATGCCACCGACTAGAATTGTTCGGTATTGCTGTTCAGAATTGAAAGAGGGCGGTAATCCAGACAGAATGATCGCAACAGGCGTTAGATGGTCTGAGAGTAGTAAGAGAAGCAACAGAAGCCCATTTGAAGTATTGGGGCAGACGGCAAGCAAAAGCATTGGCGTTTCTGACGAGAAAATGCTTATCACAGACAATAGCGATACTCGAAGGTTGTTTGAAAATTGCCAGATGAAAGCAAAGACGGAGAACTGGTTTGTAGGTGTCCAGAATGTCCGTTTAACGAATTTTGGGAGGATGAATAAATGCGGTTAATTGATTTAATAGCAGCAATTGGCGACGATCCTGAAAGCGAAGATAAAATTCAGGTATGCCATCCGGGCAGAAGCTGGGAGGATTACGATACATTTAATGCCGGTTCAGGACTGTTGAAGCCATTTTACAATTTGCGAGTGAAATGTCTTTCAGCAATAGAAACAAATGTGATTAGAGTTGACTTGGATTTTATTAAGAAAGGTCGATAGAAATGCGCTTAATAGATGCAGATAAGCTAAAAGAAGCTATCGAAGAAGAAAAAAAATGACAACGATTATATGTGTCGTTTATGTTTGGAATCAATGAAAGAAATAATTGATGAGCAGCCGACGGCTTTTGATGAGAAAGAGGAGTGTGATTGAATGAGCAGACTGATTGATGCAGACAAAATAATTGACTCTCTTGGAAATTCGGATATGGATTTTGCAATAGGTGCAGTTATTGACGAACA